TAATGCTACGCCTGCAAATGGTTATGGTAGATTTTCAACTCAATCTTATGTTAATGATTTTAGAATTGATGCAAATAATGTTTTGTTGCAAGCACACGGCGGCAACGTCGGCATCGGGACGACGGCGCCTTACTACAAACTCGATGTAGCCGGTGATGCAAGGATACAAGGACCCAATAAGCAATATTTCGGTGGAACCACAGGAGCAGGGACTGATTACTTCTACTCACCTTCAAGCGGTATCATTCAGACGGCATCACAACTCAAGTCAACAGTTGCAACCGGGACAGCACCGTTAACAGTTGCAAGTACAACGAAGGTAAATAAGTTGAATGTTGCGAATTCTGATAGTTTGGGATTAAAACCCGCTGCGTGGTACCGGGCTTTGAATAATCACGACAGCCTGTCTGCTCTTGATGAAAAATCATACAATTCATTGACGGATAAACCTACGGCTTGGGCTATTTCAGCAATTACCGATTTGCAGGATACGTTAGACCGGCACACTGATACTGCTCAATCTCACAATGCAAGGATAAACAGTCTGAAAACGGCGACAATTGACAGCCTCATTAATCATAATACCCGGATCAGCAATGTCACGGACACTACTCAGCATCATAATACGAAGATATTGGCTATATATGACAGTTTATCGCATATTTACACTGAATCTCAGATAGCTGCTTTGTTGTTGGCAAAGCTAAACATTTCAGACACGGCCAATTTAGCAACAATAACAGAAGTCAATTCGAGGGACACCCTGACAAGGACGACGCTGAGAAGTCAGTTTGTCAACCGTGACAGTTTGGCGAAGCAGGGTATCAGGGTTGAGTATGTAAATCATGACAGCTTGGACAGAACAGTTTTAAGAGGCCAGTTTAATAACAGGGATTCACTGGCAAAAAGAGGTGTCCGTACGGAATACATCAACCATGATAGTTTGGTAAAATCAAGTTTAAGGACAGAATACAAAAATCATGATAGTGTTGCTAAACAAACGATCCGCACGGAATATGTAAATCATGATACGATTGTTAAAACCTCGCTGAGGGTTGAAATTAAAAATCATGATTCGGTAGGAAAACAAGGGATTCGTGTTGAATATATTAATCACGACACACTTGATAGAACAGTTTTGAGAGGACAATTTATCAATAGAGATTCACTGGCGAAGCAGGGTATCCGGATCGAGTACGTTAATCATGATTCATTAGATCGGACGGTGCTTCGTGGACAATTCGTGAACAGGGATAGCTTGGACAGGACTACTTTACGAAGTCAGTTCAATAATAGAGATACGCTTGTAAGGATTTATGCAAGGGATAGAGATGCTTTAAGGGTACCAAAGACAACAACTTTGACAATTAATGGAACAGGATACGATTTAAGTACAAATAGATCATGGACAATCGCAGATAACAACACTACCTATTCTGCGGGATATAGAACTCAATTATCAGGCATAACTTTTAATAATACTTCACACTGGCAAGATCAGGATTCTTTAAATGTTTCCGACGGGTTAGTATTGGCAACATCAAAAAAACTATCAGTCATCACAAATAATTCGGCAGATTGGAACGAAGCTCATGGTTGGGGCAACCATGCAAGTGCAGGGTATCTTACTTCTGAGGTTGACGGATCAACAACCAATGAATTACAGGGAATATCTTATGTGAATAGAAAATTAACTATTTCGGCAGGTGGAGGAACTCCTAATACAATCTCTCTTCCACGTTTTTCCACTACTGATACAGCTTCTGGATTGGTTAAGGGTAGCGCAAATGTAGGTTCAACTTATTTTCTAAATGGAGCAGGAAATTGGGCAGTTCCACCCGACAATAACACTACTTACGATTTAAGTAGTTACGTTCAAAAAGGAGACACAGGAATAATAGCTGGCAATTTCGCTACTCCTTTCGATTTAACGCATGGTTTAGACGGTAAGGCAGGCGTAAATCAAACAATGTATTTGGGCACTACGGGCGTAGCAATCAACAGGGGTTCGGGATCATTGTCATTGGCTGGGGTGAGTATTGATGGAACGTCCGGAGGGTTAGCCGCTCAATATATAGATTGGAACAGTGCATCGGGAGGGAATTCTATTAAGAATAAGCCTACTATTCCTGCCGCTGAAGCATATTTTGGCACTGTAACCTCAATTGCAACAACTTCTCCGCTCACAGGGGGAACGATAACAAGTTCTGGTACAATAGCGATTATCGCCGATACTTTGGTTCAATGGAGAACAAAACAGAATAAAGGTGTGGTGGCATACAATTGGGGGAATCATGCAGATGCTGGTTACTTGACATCTCAGACCTCTCACGCAGACGTGGTAGTAGATGGTGATTTTGCGTCTAATGGGTTGATGAAAAGAACAGGTGCCGGGACTTATGGTATTGTAACTGACAATTCTGCAAACTGGAACAAGGCTTATGATTCAACCTCTTCGCCAGGGTGGATTTCAAAATACAAAATTGATGCTGCCGGTGATTTGATCATAGGAGCGGGGAATAATACTTATAACCGGTTAGCGATAGGACAAGACAGGAAATTTGCCCGGTCAAATGGGACAACTGTTCTATGGGATACAATATCTGATGCAGATGCAACACATAGAGGTTTATTAACCTCTACCTCTTATAATTTATTTTACAACAAAGTCTCATTTCCCGGATTCGGTACAAGTCATTCAACTGCTGCATATGGTGATCACACCCACGCAAGCAGTATGACATGGCCAGCAAGTGCAGGAATCCCTTTATATTCGGGATCATCATCCTGGGGTACGTCTATTCCTGACAGTTCGGACGCATGGACAACCGCCTATAAATGGGGCAATCATGCAGGTGCGGGGTATTCGGTTATTTCAGCCACGGAAAACATTACAGGGGAGAAGACTTTCACGGATGGGAAACTGGTTATGGGAGGTACAAAGGCAACAATCCTAAAAAGCTCAGCAAGTGCGACAAACAAAACTATCACATTCCCTAATGCGTCCGGGACAGTTGCCTTAACTATCGACATCCCGTCTTTGAGCAATTACGTTACCCTTGACGGTGATCAGACTATTTCAGGGGCGAAATCATTTAATGATAATAAACTTCAAATAAATAACCCTGCCGGTAATGGAACAACTGTGTTTGGAACAATAGCGCATTCCGGTACAAGCAAAACTATTACATTCCCGGATGCGTCCGGGACAATAGCTTTAACTTCTGACATCCCGACCTTCTCAACCGCAATATCCGGCTATGTCCCTCATTTCACCTCAGCAACAAATATAGACACAACCAGGATTTTCATTTCAGGGAAAAATATAGGAATAGGGACAACTAATCCGACAGTTGATCTGCAATTAGTAAGTAACACAACGTTGCTCGAAGAACTTGACGTATACTCCAATACCGCAACTTCAAAAGGTGGAGTGTTTTTTCGCAAGGCAAAAGGCACAATAGCATCTCCTCTGAGTGTATCTGCCGGGGATCAATTAGGTGTTTTAGGTTTTGTTGGCGCTTATTCTGTTGGTGGGGTTGGGACATTTCCAACATCTGCGCAAGGAGCAATATTTGCGAAAGCAGAAGAAAATTTCACGTCTGCCACAAATCTGGGAACATATCTAACATTTGAAACAACTTCATCGGGATCGGGGACAAGAACTGAAAAAATAAGGATCAATGGGGACGGCACAATAAAAATCGGTGCAACCGGATCATCATATTCCCTTCCATCTACAAATGGAAACGATGATCAAGTGATGATAAGTAACGGTAGCGATGGGACTTTAACATGGTCAGATGTTGGCGACCTTATCGCACCGGTTATCGAACCGAAATTTGCCCTTGGCATTGATTCAACAGCTATCAATACAATTGTGAAATATCCGATGGGGTATAGTAGTGGAATTGTTGTTGATTCAATAATTTGCATAGGCACAGGAACGGGGACACATACATCAGGACATGCAGAGGCAGAGATATATTACGGTTCAGATATGTCAGCAACAGGGACAATTTTAAATAACGGAATTTATTTTTGCCCTAATTACGATTACAATAAAGCTGACAGATATTCCGGGGCTGATTTACATAATACCACAATAGCGAAGGGAAATATTATCTGGGTGAAATTTCATTCAGTCACGACAAGTCCCCGGATGATTTATTTTCAAATAATTGGACATGCAATATCGGGAGTACCTGCTTTATGAAAACATTTTTAGCGCTATTACTGTTTCCGCTTTTTACCCTTGCACAGGGAGTTTCGGTGAATTATTATAGTTTATCGGCCGTTTCAGATGTTTGCGACGGGGTGTCTTCTTTTTCTTATGACCACATTACCTATCATACCGTCCAGATAGGTACTCAGTGTTGGATGAAGGAAAACCTGACAATTGGCACCAGGATCGATGCTTCCTTAGGTGACCAGACCGACAATGATCTGATTGAGAAATTCTGCTATGATGGTCACCAAACAAAATGCGACACTTTCGGAGGGTTGTACCAGTGGGACGAGGCAATGCAGTATGTCACAACGGCCGGGACCCAGGGTATCTGTCCTGACGGCTGGCATATCCCTACTAATTCAGAATTTTCAACGCTAACAACCTTCTTGGGAGGTACAAGTGTGGCTGGTGGGATGATGAAAGAAATTGGGACAACACAATATTGGGTATCTCCCAATACCGGGGCTACAAATTCCAGTGGATTCACGGGGTATGGTGCAGGGTGGTGGTCAGAGTTGGGGCTAAGTCACATTTACACAAATCTGAGGATTCATGGTGTCTTTTGGACATCTACCCAGTATAACGCCGCCGATGCGTATTTCGTGGGGCTTTTATATAACGGGGCTAATACAGTCCCCGACAGACAAGAAAAAGTTACTGGATTTTCAGTAAGATGTATTAAAAATTAAAACTATGTCTGAGCATGATCTTAACGAACTGGCCAAACTGCTGAAAAAAAGTATTTTTTCTACTGGTATAAAATGGTTTTTAGCAATAACGGCAACGATAATTTCTACCGTGATCGTTACCACGCTGAGCATGGTATTCAGTGCCAACTACGGCACAAAGCAAAACACTAAAGATATCATCGAGCTGAAAAGCGAATTCGACAGAAAGGTAGATCAGGCCGTTTTCAAACAGTATTTGCAGGAAAATACCTCAGATCACTATGATATCAAAGAAGAAATCAAAGGATTGAAGGACGGGCAGATCGTAATTCAGTCTGACATTAAACAACTTTTAAGAAGAAAATGAAGCCCGAAAGGGAAATTATTAACCTTTAAAATTTAAAACAATGAGCAATTTTGTAAACTTAAATTGGATCGACCTTTTGAAAGGTCTTGTCGTCGCCATTTTAGGCGCAATCATTACAGCAGTCTATGAAGCTGTACAGTCCGGGACAATTACGTTTACCTGGGTTTTCTGGCAGCCTATCCTTTTTACAGGTATCGCAGCAGGATTGGCCTACCTGATTAAAAACTTCTTCACAAATTCGAGCAACATCCCTTTTACAAAAGAAGGCAAATGAACCTATCCGAAACCGGGTACTCCTTCATAAAATGGTTTGAGGGGTATTATTCTACCGCCTATAAGTGCCCGAAAGGGAAACTCACCATTGGCTGGGGGACTATCACTTATCCTGATGGTTCCCCAGTCCGGGAATGCGACACCTGCAATCAAAGCCAGGCAATGAAATGGTTGGCTTACGATGTCAGGGAAACTGAAGTAGCGATAATGCCGCTTATCAAAGTGCCATTGTCTCAGAATAAATTCGACAGTCTTGTCAGTTTCGCCTATAACGAAGGGGCTAACGCCCTTGCAACCTCAACACTTTTAAAGGTGATAAATTCAAAAGGTGAAATTTATGAGGATTTATTTGTAAGGTGGAACAAAATCACGGTTGATCATGACGGCAAGGACAATGACGGGGACGGGGTGATAGATGAACCAGGCGAAAAGAAACCATTGACCGGCCTGACGAACAGGCGCAAATCAGAATTTTGGCTTTATAAATACAACGAATTTAAAGTATTCAAATGAAAACACTATCCTTCCGGGAAATCCTTTTCCTGATCCTGATCGGTATTTTGATTGCCACAGGGGCGTATCTGATTTATAGGGTCGTTTCGGGCAATAGTAAGTATAAGGCGTTATTCGAAGAAAACTATGCCCTGAAGCACGCTAAAGCGGATACGGTGATAAAGTTTGATTCTATCCTGGTACCTGGGAGGACCGTAATCCGGCCGGTACCTGTAAAGGTCGAAATACATGATACCGTACTGGTACCTGAAAAGATTACCTGGTATGACTCAGTTTACCAGCAGGGGAAGGTAAAATTCCGTTGGTCTGCCCATGTTCATGGATCCATCGACTATCTCGAATTTTCAGATTTTGTCTGGCCAGAAAAGACGGTAACGATAACGAAACATATCGACACCTGTTTTTCAAAGCCACCTGCATACAAGGCTAAATTCCTGCATTGGGGACTTTACACGGAATTACAAGCCGCTAACTTCAATGAGTTTCCCGGTATAGGTTTAGGCGCACAGGTAATATTTCTTGATAGAATATCGGTCGGACTTGGCGGGGTCTATGACAAGGGATTGAAAGGTAACTTGAGGATCGGGGTGTTGTTCTAAAATCAAACAAACACTCGTTCTATTTTATCACAGCCGGGAGAGATTCCGGCTTTTCTTATAAAGTGATTTTGAAATTTAGTTTTTAACACTTAACGGATTCGCCTTATTCTGTTATAACTTTGCAGTTCCTGTTTTGCGACAGTTAATATTAAGAGCGTATGAAAAATATTGAAAATCTTTTTTGTTATGTAGGGGTTGCTCTTGCCCTCGCAAACTGCATAACATCCATAAACGCCGCTTCCAGCTTATCCTGGGGCGGCTTTTTATTTCCCGATTAAAATATTATCATAGGTCAACACCTTGCCTATGGTGAAAGAGCGGCATAAGGATTAAAACTCTGATATTTTGCGGCTCTGTCCTTGTGTGGGCTTCTGACAACCGCAGCCCGAACGACCGACAGCTCATTCGACGGAAATGTTGATTTAGGGTATAAAGACTGATCTTTATCATCTCTTTATGCCCTCACTCCCTCCAGTCTATTCTCTGGAAATATTGATTTAAACTTTACTTTAATCTTTTTTTTTATTTAGTTTTTAATTTCTTATTTAGTCTTGATTAAAATTTGCTACATATCAAATATATTACTTTAAAATTAAAATATTTTGTATATTAGCAACACAAAAATACCATACATACCATGAAAAAAACCAACGAACTGAAGAAATTGATGAAATTAAAAAAAGTCGTAATCGCTGAATTGTTAATTGAGTTTAAAGGTATTGTCAAAGAATATGAGGGCATAATTAAGGGACTTTCAAAAAAGCCTTCTTCATAAAGTGTTTTATATCCCTGTTTTCAAGTTTGGCGTAATGTTGGGTTGTTTCAATATCCTCATGACCTAACATTTTTTGGATAACTTCCAATGGAATCCCTTTTCGTATCCATGAACAGGCTGCGGTATGCCTACCCACGTGGGTCGAAAGGGTTTTGCTAATTTTTACCGCAGCAGCGATAACTTTCAGGTCACGATTTTGTTTATACTGGTCAGGGACAGGAAATAACTTTTTTCCTCCCTTGTATTTTTTAATGAGTGTAATAGCAGTAGGGTGAAGGATCACTGAGTAATATTCTCCGTTTTTCTTTCTCAATCCCTCAATCCAGGTATCCTCTCCATCATCCCGGATATTTTTCAATGTAAGGCTTTGCAGGTCTTTGTAGGAAATCCCTGTGTAGCACTGAAACAAGAACAAATCCCTGGCAATGTCCAAACTCCCGGAAAATTCATACATCTCAACATCCGATAACTCTTTGTCAGATAGTCGCACACGGACACTTGTTTTACCACGTGCAACCGAAAATGTATTATATGGTGAACTTCCAAAGGGTATCAGTTCGTGGTTTTGGGCAAGGTGGATATAAGCCTTAACAACAGCGTGATGTTTATTTACCGACGTTTGGGCTACAAGCCATTTCTTTATGTAATAGTCGAATTCCTGAATTTTAGGATAAGTCAAATGAGAAAAGTTTATGATCCCGCAGTCCTTTAACCTTTCCCTTACCCTCTGATGAAGATACCGGGTTCCGGCCGCTATATTCTTTTTGTCCAACTCAACTTGGATAAAGTCGATAAAGGAGGCTTCATTATGTTTTAATAAAAGTATTTTTTCGATGTCAGTAGGACAAAACTGCCTACCCTCATGGATTAATTTGGCTTCGTGTTCTTGCAGTTTATTGATTGTTTCCCTTATACTATTGTTTATTGTTGAGGCTACCACGGTATTCTTAACAGTCCGGGTCACACAATCCCATTCTGATTTTGAAACTTTATACCCGGATGAAATATATTTCCTTGTACGGTCAGGGAGGATTATCTCTATTTGGATTAAACCTGGGCCTGGGGTGCCTTTACGGTTCCATACGATGTTATATATGCAATTTGTTCTCATTGTGAAATAGATTTTTTTGGTTGGTATCACAAATGGTATCACAAATGGTATCACAAAAGTATACGTTTTTAGTCAAAAAAGGTCATTTTTAATTTATTTTAATTAACATTTTGATGTTTGTAAAATTGCATGAAGGGCTTGATTCCATTGCAATACATTGATTATCAGAAATAAAAAAGGCTTCCGAAGAAGCCATAAAAGTGATCCGCCTGGGATTCGAACAAGCTTGCTATATGGCATAATATCATTGTATTACAAGTATTAATAAAAACACGGTAGAACAAAAACATCATTCCTTCTTTTCAAGGTTATCAATTAACTTTCTTTGTAATTCATTGATCCTTTCAAGATAACCCTTTTTTTCCTCCATTAATTTGGCAACTTTAGCTTCCAATTCTTTGATCCGATCATGGCCTGCATGAAGCACGTGCATTTCGTTCCCCGTTGGTTCTGTGATGTCACGAATAGTCACACCAAGGAATTCAGCAATTTTAAAAGCTGTTTTTGGCCTTGTTTTTCCAATCTTAAATAATTTAGATATACTGGATTCGTGCATACTAATGGCATGTGCTAAATCCCTATTGTCTCTCCCTTGTTCTTCAATTAAATACTTGATATACTCAGTTTTAAGTATCATAATAACCTCCTTTATTTATTTAGAAAGTGAATAAATTACGTAAAAATTCACATTTTTATTGACATTTACGTTTTTTTAATTAATTTTGCTAATCAAATACAAGTAAATACTTTTACATAAGTAAAGATACAACAAAAGTAAATAAATGTCAATAAATATCAATAAAAAATGACAAAAGAGGATTTAATATTGAAGGAATTACAGAGTATCAAACTGGCAGTCAGTCAGTTAGTGAATACAAAAAAATACGTAAAAATAACGGAAGCCGTCAAGATATTACATATCCCAGCAGCCAGATTGAGGCTGATGTGTAAAAATCGCATCTTGCCTTGTATACTTTATAACGAAGGAAAGAAACTACACTTTCATATAGATATAGTTAAAGCAAAGGAAATCCTTGAAAATGGTGGTATCATCCCTGGGTTGCTGAAGAAGTATCAATCCAAGGTACGGTAACATGGAGTCCCAAAATAAAACCATTCTGAACCATTTAAAAAAGCACGGATATATCACTGCTTACTTGGCAGTAAGGCTTTACGGTATATTCCGTTTGTCGGGAAGAATATATGATCTGAAAAAGCAGGGATTCAATATTGCATCAAAATTGGAATTCAACAAGTCAAAGCATTGGGCAAGATATTTCTTATCGAATTAACAATAGCCGGATTAGTGAAATGGTGTCACGCCTGAAACGGGTTTTGTAGATTTTCCCTTCATGCAGGAAAGCGGGTTCGAATCCCAATCCGGCAACTAACCACTAAAAACAAAGATTATGAAACTTTACAAAATTGACGAAGAAATACAGGTTCACAATTACAAAGAACCTATTGCAGTACTTGACGGGTCGCTGATAACTTTTATTGGCCCCGTGACAGTAGAGGAGGCAAAAAAAATAATAATATATGCTGAGAATTTTGATGATTTACATGGATCACTAACCGAAGAGCCATGACCTACCTATTAATCACTTACGACAAAATCACCGGGCAACTCATTACAATGATCAATGCAGAGTATGATATTAAGGTAGCGTATCGCACCCTGGATCATACCGTTTCGGTGATCAAAAAAGGGGAAGTCCTTACGACAATAGAAGTCAGGGAAGATTATCCTGCCCGTGAGTTTGTTTCCTACTGTTTTCACATTGCAGATGTCTTTAACATATGACAGAATATCCTCCCGAAGAAATAAACGAGCCGGACATTTTCGATCTGGCAGATGAAGCACATGATCACTGGAATGATGAACATTTTAACCTAACAGAATATGAATGAAATTTTTGGTTATATGGTTTTAACCCTGATTTTCGGGTCGATAACCTTGGGAACCCTTTGGATTACCTACCAATCCCACAGGATTCAACAGTTTAAGAAAAACATGAAGGTAGGCGACAGTTGCATCATCTACATAGGCGAAGTCAGGTACTATGCTACCATTGTCGAAATCCTTGACGACTATGTGGTAGTGAAAACCATATACAGTACCAAGCCTTTTAAAGTAAGGAAATCAGAAATATACATATAACATGGAAGCGAAAAACGTTTATCAAAAACTGCAATCCACAAGGGTACAGTTACTGGAACTGAAACTGCCGAAATCCGGCGAAAACAAATTCAGCCACTACTTCTATTTTGAACTATCAGATTTTCTGCCTTCAGTTCAAAAGATATTTGAAAAAGTGGGACTTACAGGGATTACCTCTTTCACGCCGGAAACGGCAAGTCTTGCAATCATAAACAACGAAAAGCCGGACGAAAGTGTCACTTTCACGTCACCGATGGCAGGCGTTGATTTAAAGGGTATGCACGCTATTCAAAACATGGGAGCGGTGGAAACATACCAAAGGCGTTACCTGTACATGATGGCGCTGGAAATAACAGAACCTGATGATTTGGAACCAAAACCAAAACAGGATGAAAAACCTATTCCGGTAACGGTTCCACAACCAAAACCAGAAAAGAAAACAACAGATAAAATCCCAATCCCGGAAAATTTGTGGGTAAAAGCAATTGAAAGGATGAACGCTAAAGAAAAAGGCGTTCCTGATAAACTCCGCAAGGCTTTTATTTTAACCCCTGAGCAAGAAGAAACCTTAAAACATTATGAAGCATGAACGCACTCTCAGAATTAAGGAACCTGCCTTTTACAAAGGTCGAGCAAAGGGATTTCGCCGATCAGGCTATTGAAGAAATCTTATCCGGTAACGTCGATCCATTACAAGCCGATTTACGATTGAAGGCGATGGAGGAAGTCATTACACAAATCCGCAAAGATGATAGGGTGAAAAAAAGTATCATCGACGAGGCTGAGAAATATGGTAAGAAATTCGATTTACAAGGATGTTCTATCACGGTATCGGGCAAGACCACTAAAGACTTTTCCGGCTGCGATAAAGTATTGGATGAGTTATACGTTAACTTAGAACAATTAAAGCAACAGATTAAGGCAAGAGAGGCCACGGTTGCGGCTGGATCAGACCCTGCAACGGGAGAGATATTCCCGCCTGCAAAAACATCAACAACACGATTTTTAACATACAAATTCAAATAGTAATAACCTAACAACTTAAAGTCATGAATCAGGTAAATTTAATTGGCAGAGTTGGGAAAGATCCAGAAGTAAAATCCTTTGATTGGGGCAAAATAGCAAATACATCACTTGCCACGTCGAGAAAAATAAAAGACAAAGACGGAAGTAAAAAGGAGATAACACAATGGCATAATTTATCCTTTCACGGGACAATAGTTGACATTGTTGAGAAATATGTAAAAAAGGGGGATCAGATTGCTGTAACCGGTGAAATCCAATACCGGGAATACGAAAAAGAAGGGGTAAAAAAGTACGTCACTGATATTTACATTAACAGTCTTGAAATGTTAGGTAGAAATAAATCTGAAAACGATGAAGGAACATCAGCCCCGACTACTCAGAATCCGCCACTGAAACCACAGGAACCTATCGACGATTTACCTTTTTAATCAATGAAAGATCCCGCTTTTCTTTTCTATCCTGGTGATTTCATAACTGGAACCTATACAATGACAAATGAGCAGGTCGGAAAATATATCCGACTGCTCTGTATCCAGCACGCAAAAGGATCACTTTTGGAAAAAGATATGATTAACATATGTGGAACATATGATAAAGACATATTTGACAAATTTACCCTGGAAGATGGTAATTATTTTAACCGTCGTTTACGGCAAGAAACCGATAAAAGGCTAAAATATTCAGAATCAAGAAGAAACAATAGGGTGAAAAAAGATATGAAAAACATATGTGAAACATATGATAAACATATGGAAAATGAAAATGAAAATATAAATGAAAATATAAATGAAAAAGAAAAGGGGGTACAGGGGGAAAAACCAAAATGGGCTGAAAATTTCAAAAACTACAATCCTGAAATAATTTACCCATTTCAATTTCCGGAATTTTCTACTGCTTGGGATTTATGGGTTGCTTATCGAAAAGAAAAACATATCCGGGGGTACAAATTGATCGGCGAGCAGGCTGCCCTTAAAAATCTTTCAGAAATCAGCAATAACAATCTTGACACGGCAATAAAAATCATTAATCAGTCTATTTCACAAAACTGGCAAGGACTTTTTGAACTCAAAATCAATGGAAACAAAAGAACAGGGATTGACTCTCTTAAAGAAATCAACAGACTTGTTGACGAAGGCTTCGCAAAAGGAATGCCTTAATGAATTCATGTCAATTGAGCAGTCGATGACTATTGACAAGGCTATTGCCGGGTCGCAGATAGAAAAAATGGCAAAGGTGATGGGGTATGCAAATTTAGTTAAGGCACTTTCCGGGTACATTAAAATTGCCAGTGAGTTTTTCAATCGCAATCAAAACATGACTGAGGTACAGGCAATCCAAACAGCAGGGATCATAATTTCAGAGTTCCCGATGCTCACAGTGGAAGATCTTGTCATGGCAATCAAAGAGGCTAAAAGTAGCAAGTATGGATATGAAAAAGTTTATTCCGGGGTTGATGGGACTGTGATTTGCCAGTGGTTGAATTATTATTTTGACAGGAAGATGGATCGGGTGGAGGCACAATACAAAGAGCAAAAAAAACAGTGGCACAATGAAATGTATGAGCCGAGAATTGGTGGCACAAACAGATTTGAAGAACTTTTGAAAAAGATAGTGAAATGACTGAAATGCCGCTCACTTACGAGCTTTGGTGTGAAAAGATCAAGAACGAAATGTTCAGTTATTCTTTGGCTGAACTGGAATATCTGGTTGGATATTTCAAAACAGCTTCATTTCATCCTGATCAGGACATGATCAATGCTATACGCTCAGAAATTGAAGCAAGGGAGGAGGAAAGACATGTTGGCAAAGGATAAGGCAACCGAAATATACTATTTCGATGATGGCACTTTTGAGATGAATGGAAAAGTATGGAGGGTTGTAGGGTCGGAGATAATAAGGGGAGAGAAGAAGTGGTTGCATACGATAAAGAACGGGGAGGAGCTAAAAGTTGTGGAGGAAAATTACATCATCAAAAAACACAGGGAACAAGGAATTAAAATAACTACGAAATGATTGAACTCCTACGCATCCGTATTCAGTATCTGAACGGTGAAAACATTATCGAAGAACAGAGGTTGCTTGCTAAAAAGACGTTCAGGGATGAACAGAAATTAGAGGATTACCGTAAGTTAAAAGAGATGAAACTGCAATACAAGCAGGATTTGAAAGGTAAAGGAGTAAAGGTGGAGGTTATATTCAACAGAAGAGAATTATGACTGTTAAAGAAATTCAGAAATATTCAAAGTATAGCGTTCCTGAACTATTAAAGATCGCAGTGAGGAAATTTAACTCTTTTATCCGCAAGCGAGATTGTGATGGTGAGTTTTTTACCTGTATTTCCTGTCAGCGGACGCTCAGGATCGTAAATTATGCCAGGGGCGGTAATTACCACGCCGGACACTATTACCCCTCAACTGAAAGCCTCCTCCGCTTTAATGAGATAAACGTAAACGGCCAGTGCGGGCAATGTAATACGCACAAACACGGTAATCAGATCGAATACCGTAAAGGACTGATAAAAAAGTACGGCATTGAAGAAGTTGAAAGGCTTGATTTACTTGATGCGCAGTACAAAAGAGGGTTTAAGTGGGATCGGTTTACTTTGATTGAAATCATTGAAAAATATAAAAAATGAAAATAACTCCCGAAATCGTCGATTCTGTCATTTGCAAACATGTCGGCTTATTACCTGAAATGCTGTATTGGGAAAGCCAGCGGCAGCGAATTGTTGAGGGCCGTAAAATTTCGATCGTAATGAGAATGGCGATACTTAAGCAGAATGATACAAAGGCCTGTGGAAGTTTTGGCAAACACAGGACAATGGGTTATAGTTCAATAACGACATTTTTAAACCTTTACGAAACAGATAAGATTTTCCAGCACTTGGTTAATCAGATTTTATCAGAACTTGAAATAAACAAGGTTGATTTTCTCATCAAGGTTAAAAAAGTGTTTAAGAAAAAAGACATCTTATGAATACATTAATAATAATCACAGCTATACTGGCTGTGTTCAATTTAGATAAAATCATACAAAATATACGGAAATGAAAACAGTAACAAAGAAATTTTTAGAAAGTAACAATGCCTGTTCATCAGGCATGGAATGGGTAACAGAAAACAAATTAATCGGGTTGCCTAAAATTAAGTTTCTACAAAAACTTATTGTTGCAGAAAAACTTGATTGGGCGAATTGGCTAATTGTGCGATTGATGGATCACCGACAGCAGGTACAATATGCGATTTTTGCAGCAGAGCAAGTGTTGCAAAATTTTGAAAGCAAATACCCGGACGACAACAGACCCCGCAAGGCTATTGAGGCAGCAAAAGAATATCTGAAAGATAGTTCGGAAACAAACAGGCTTGCCGCCGCCAGAGCCGCCGACAGTGCCGCCGACAGAGCCGCCGACAGTGCCGACAGTGCCGCCTACAGAGCCGCCAGAGCCGCCTACAGTGCCGCCAGAGCCGCCTACAGTGCCGCCAGTGCCGACAGTGCCGCCTACAGAGCCGCCAGAGCCGCCGCCAGAGCCGCCGACAGCATGGAAGTAACGATTTTAAACTATGGATTAACACTTTTGAAATGAAAACAGCTTTTTTAACTCTATTCCTGCTGTTTTCGACGGCGTTAATGGGACAAAACAGTTTAACACCGTGGGATTCAATTGGCTTTTGTCGTGTCGTTCCTTCGTACTATGATACTATACCAGTTGTCATGCTGGTAAGCGATACGGCGCATTTCAGCGAGTGGGAATATTTTATAAAATACGACGAGAGATTAGATTCTCTTTCCGGATTTTATTTATATAGAGGTAGTATTGATTCGGCTTTTGTTGATCGTGGACAAAGAAACAAAACTGTTTTTTGGGTTAATGGTTTTATAGTTCAACCAGGGAAAAAGTACGGGATTTATATCAACAATGAAATATTTTATCTCGACGAAAAAAAGAAGCTGTTGCCAGGTACTTACGTTGTTTGGCAAACTCAAAACAGAAAGAAATGAAACGCTTATACACGGTGATTAAAATCCTCACGGTTTTAGCCTTTTGGTTTGCCGTTGTCTGGCTCAGCAGGAACCCGGAAAGGATTGGCCGGTGGTACGGTACATTTCAAAAATATTCACTGGAAACTTTTAATAACAGATGAACAAAAATCAAGAGGAACGGGTACGTATTCATAAAAAGTTCAATGGCCATTGTAGCTATTGTGGCAGGGTTATCACAATGAAAGAAATGCAGGTGGATCACCAATTCCCGAAAGCGCAGTTAAAATATTTCTGCAAGAAAATAGATAATGTTTTTGTTTATCCAGATTTGGATTGTTTTGATAATTTATTCCCTTCTTGCCGCCGTTGTAATCATTACAAAAGGGACTATACGTTAGAACAGTTCCGCAATCTTATGCAAACGCTACACACCAGGATCGGCCAGGATTATATCAATAAAGTTGCGATGGATTTTGGGATCATACAGATAACTCCTTTTTCGGGACGGTTTTATTTTGAACAATTTAATAACAGGTAAGATGAAAAAAGAAAAAGAAACAGAAAAAAAAATAAAGGCATACAAAGCCTTTGAGGCAGACCTAACTTGCCGTGGATTTCAATTTGAAATAGGGAAAACATACGAACATAAAGGAAATATAAAGGTCTGTTCGTCTGGGTTTCACGCCTGTATTGATCCCGTCGATGTTTTGAAATATTATCCTTGCGTTCAATGGACAAGGTTCTGTGAAGTTGAGATGTGGGGAGATATACAAAATCACAATGATAGTAAGATAGCTTCAAGATTTATTACGATCGTTAAGGAAATTCCGTTTAATGAATTTTATAAGTTATTTTGCGTCAATGAGTCGAATGGCGTCAATGAGTCGGATGGCGTCAACGAGTCGCATGGCGTCAACGAGTCGCATGGCGTCAACAGGTCGGATGGCGTCAACAGGTCGGATGGCGTCAACTGGTCGGATGGCGTCAACTGGTCGCATGGCGTCAACCTGTCGGATGGCGTCAACAGGTCGGATGGCGTCAACGAGTCGGATGGCGTCAACCTGTCGGATGGCGTCAACGAGTCGCATGGCGTCAACGAGTCGCATGGCGTCAACAGGTCGGATGGCGTCAACTGGTCGGATGGCGTCAACTGGTCGGATGGCGTCAACCTGTCGGATGGCGTCAACAGGTCGGATGGCGTCAACAGGTCGGATGGCGTCAACTGGTCGGATGGCGTCAACTGGTCGCATGGCGTCAACTGGTCGCATGGCGTCAATGAGTCGCATGGCGTCCATAAAAGCATATTTTGTTCAGGAATAAAAAACATATTCCTTTTCAATAAACAGATTTCAGAAGAGAGATCAGATGAAGTTCGTGAAAATCTTCTAAAGAGATTAAATAGATGGCATCCACAATTCAACGACCTTCATTGTCTCTACCTGCAAAACGGATCGGAATGGGAGAAAACCCCAATACCACGGGCAAGGGAGGTGCAAAAAGAAGAGGCATGGAAGGATATGCCAATTGAAGCAATAGAATATCTTAAATCATTGCCAGAATTTGACGAAAAGGTATTTTTCGAGGTAACGGGAATAAAATGTTAAACGAAAGTTGAACCACCTAAAGAAACCACCAAAGAACAGGAGGAAAGATGAAAATCATCAGTGAAATATCAAATGGACAAATTTTAGTCTCTTTTACAAAAGAGGAGTTCGCAAATATAGGAAAATTAGGAAGAATACTACGTGCACTTACACCTACACCTATTGAGAATGAGATTGAGAATTTATTAAATCAAAGTGTTAAAGTAAAGGAGGGAAAATGAAAAAACCAAAGAGTTATAAAATTAAAATCCCAAAGGCTATGCTTGACTGCATAACAGAGGATAATTTAGAAAACTTCATTGAGGGGTTGGAAGACACATTACGATTCTACGTGAAGGTAGTAGGGATCGCAAAGACAATAAGCGGGAATATGGCAATAGGGCGGAAAAACACAGAGTTAGTTCGTCCCTTAAAATACACCTACATCGGCGACGGGAAACAGGAAAATTACGCAATATTAAAAGGAAAGCCATGACAACAATGCCTAAGAAAATCATGCACTCGTGGATGTCGCATAACGGACATAAGGCGTCCGTACAGGCAATATGCATAAAATGCGGATTAGTCAGGGATACGGCCCGTAGAACCTATACTGAGCCAAATGGAACAGTTCATATTAATGTTGCACCAAGTTGTAAATAAAAAACCATGACAGCAAACAACACAATTACCTGTGATAAGTGTGGTAGATCGATCCCTTATTACAAAAATTATGAGAATATTGGAGGTTGGATAATCTGTGGAATGTGTGAATATGAAATGGATATGCAGCGTCAAAAATTACCTGTTTATGGCCCAAGTAAAGACAATCCACCAAAGCCGTATGATATATTTGGAAACGTTAAAGTAAAAGAAAAACCATGAACCTACTTCTCAGGATTAGATTTACCTACCTTGTTTTAACAGGATATTTCAAAAAGCCCCACGATTGGGGCGTATTGCCGGGTTACAACATAGCTCACCGATCACCTTTCAGCTTGGGATGGCAGTTTGATCGTGAATTCTGGCAACCTTGTGAAAGTTGGGGATGTGTAAAAGACGAAGACAATCCCTACATAATCTGGAAAGACGAACAAAGGGAGATCACAGCCGATGGGCTGAAACTAACAACGGACTTAAATAGGCAATAATGCCAAATAACTATCAAAATTAAAACCAAATGAAAACAATAGCAAAATTTAAATGTGTCGAGAAGGCAAAAAATCAGTACAATGAAAAAATCTCATTGGAACCCGTTACTTCTGGTAGCCCGGAAAATGATGAGTTTTATAAAACAACCCCTTCTGGCGTAATTCACATTTTTACTTGTAATCCGCAAGCCGCGGATTCATTTGAGGTTGGGAAAGAGTACTATGTGAATTTTTCACCTGCAAATTAACCCCCAAATCCGTAAGCCAGTGATCGGAACTGGCTGGGGACAAAAATCGAATTAAATAGGCAAAAATGAAAAAATATTTAGCTTACGATGCAATCAATTCTGAATATGAAGAATTTGAAACCCTTAAGGAATCACAGAAATATCTGGAAGAAGCATTCCTGGATAAAGATGAAAATGAATATCATCCAAATTTAAAACACTGTAAGATATATATACAAATATTGGGAGTTGATTACGATGTAATTGACAAAAAATCAAATTACAAGTATGAGTCTGAGGAAGACATACCCGACGGGGATGATGACTCGGAAGCATGGCCTTTTGGCTATGTCGATGAAGTCTGGCGGCATAAGTTTGTGAATATTACATAATTGCCCGGCAATATTGATAATTAGTGGACTTAAATAATCAATAATGGAAAAACCAATTCTATTTAGCACTACAATGGTGCAAGCAATCCTTGAAGGACGCAAAACTATGACAAGGAGAATTATCAAACCACAACCTGATGGTAGGGGATTAAGAACGACCAGTGTTTTTTTTGAGGATTGGCACGGTAAAGAAGTAAAAACAAAATACAAAAAAGGTGATGTTCTATGGGTGCGGGAAAACTTTTACAAGTGTATTGACAATAACGACCGTGTCTATTATGCTGCCACCGAAAAACCAACAGATACGCCCAAAAGACATTATAAACTTAAACCGTGTATATACCTCCCCCGTGCCGATGCAAGGATTTTTCTTAAAATAACCGATGTAAAAGTTGAAAGATTGAGAGATATTTCTAATGGAGATGCGGTCAGGGAGGGAATTAAACGCCTTCCAGAAGTGGGTAATCATTATCCAGATTATGAAAATAAGGACGGTATATTTGTTACTCCAAAGGGTTCATTTAGTAGTTTATGGACGAGTATTAATGGATCTGGATCGTGGGATGCAAATCCTTGGATTTGGGTAATTTCATTTGAAAGGATAAATAAATGATATGAAAACAGAGCAGGAAATATTACTTGAATTAAAACAACAAGAATCTGATGAAACCTAAAGTACAAATATACCTTAATGGGGTAATAGTTAGACTCCAAAATCGAAAAATCATAATGGTTGATAATGTGCAGGATGGAGCCCCTGGAGTACAAATCGAATTCAGGCGATTGATCGACAAGGGAGACAAGGAGCCTCGGGCAACTTTTGCGATTCTGAAAGAACGGATTGCCGTAACCGGCCTTTGCTTATCTGATGAAGCAATGAGAGCATTGTGCGGGGCATGGCTGGAATTAAGGAAGAAAAAGGGGTTTATGATTAACGAGGAAAATAATGGAACCAAAGATTAAATCCGGTCAAATGACAAAAAAGGAATTATTCGAAAAATATAGAATTAATAAGACACATAATGCATGGGATGATCAGATAGATAATTGGGAGAGTATAGAAATATATCGGATCATGCATAATGGTGAACTGCCTTCTTCAGATGATCATTCCGTTAAATGGATCACGGATTTTTTAGACAAAACAAATGATATTGAATTTATGAAAGAGCTAATGAAACGCAGGGGGTGGGGAAGTTTATACCTGACAGCAAAGAGAATGGTTTATAAGTTATCCGATCAAATATTGAAATCATGACAGACGAATCAATCATGCCTTATGGGATCCATAAAGGCAAGGAAATGGCCGATGTTCCTCTCGAATATCTTTTATGGCTATACGAAAACCAGAAATGTTTTGGTGAAGTTAAAAAGTACATTCAGGAAAACATTGATGTTATAAAAGGGCAGATTGCCTATGCAAAAAAGAAAGGGGCGAGACGGTGATTGAACCTAAAATTAAAAGCGGCCAAATATGCTCTTGGAAATACTTGTCTCAGACTTACGGCAGGTACCGGGCTATGATGAAGGTTACCCCAAAAGGTGCACAGTATTGGTGGGCTATGTGGCTCATTCGTGGAAATGGTGAAGAGATCGACATTGAATTCATGGACGAGGATAGCAAAGGCTTTACCTGCACTTTACACGGCATGGTTTACGGGCAGAAGCAGATTGTTTTCAAGAAGCATTTTCGATTCGGCGTCGATCTTTCGCTTGACCCTCACCTTTATGAAATCGACTGGCAATCTGACAAGGTATCCTGGTACCTGGACGGGATAGAGCTTTGCCGGTACACCGGAAAGTATATCCCTACTTGCAAATTGGGACTGATAATCAATAACGCTGTTTCGAGAGGCTTTGATCCAACCGGGATACCGGAAAGCAGGCTGAAAGAGCTTTTACCGATGAGCGGGTATGTGAAGTGGGTTGAAATTTTAAATAAGATAATATGAACGGACTAGAACAAAACTATCAACAAGGCACGGCAAAAGTTGCTGATGAACCTTTGTTAGCGGTTGTTTATCCATATTGGTTATACTTAGAGCCTCATTTAAATGGTCTATATTTTAAAATTAAAGATAAATTAGGGACAATAACGAAAGAAGAATATGAACGCATTTATGACAAGTATGTAAGTAAGTATTTTACGACATGGGATAATATTTCGTGCGCTATAAATGGCGATTACGAATATCCACCTGTTATTTTTTGCTGGTATGCTGAAAAAATTGGCATTAAACCTACTTATCCTATCAGAATAATGCGAATGGTTGCTGACTCTATTTTAAATAACCGCTAACGGTTCCCGCTAACCGCCATATAGCGGTTATTAAAACAAAAGAAAATGAAGTCAGTTTCAAAAATATGTGAGGAGATAAGTCTATGAAAACTATGTTTTTTCTATTGGCGTTTAGCTTAATGATAGCGGCAGGCGTATTGCAGTTTATCATAGACAATGACAAGCTAATAATACTATTGCTGTGGCTATGTATAGTGGCAAAAAGTATGTCGGGGCTGTGTAAAGACAAGGAATGAATCTTTAAACAATAAATGAAAGAAGTTCAAACATACGGCCATATCCAAAACGGAATCCTTAAAATTCATGGCAGGGATAAATTTAACGAAGCCTTGCATTTTCTTACCGATGGCCGGGTAATTGTCAAGGTTGAGAAATTATATAAAAAAAGGTCGCAAGAAGAAAACAAATATTATTGGGGTGTGGTGATCAATGAATTTTGCAGGGGCTATAAAGATATGACCTCTGAAGATATCACCCCGGAGACGGCCCACGAACTACTTAAACAGAAGTGTAACGGGAAAGACGTTCCACACCCTGAAACAGGTGAAATATTGACAGTAGGGCGGACAACGACAGAATTAACGACAATTCAATTTATCGAATATTGGGACAGGTGTAGGGATTGGATCCAAGATTGGTTTGGAATTTACGTTCCGGCCCCAAACGAACAAATGGAAATCTTTAACACAAAGGAAGCATGAACGATTCAATTGACAACAAGCAGGGACTCAGTACCCGCAATAAGCCGATCCCGCAGGCAAAGTTAAGTCATGGATCCCTTAAAGGCAAAATCCCTATCAGACTGGACGACAGGACTACGTTATATGTCGATTACCGGCACAATGTCAATAAGGCTATTGAAAGATATGCCAAACACATGTACTCATTTGCATACATTGACAAGTCAGGGAATGTATGTACAAAGGAGAATACACAGCCTGACAGTGAAAAGATGAAAAAAGGAAAAGTTAAATCATTGAAATAAACCATTTAAAATTGAAAAATCATGGAAACAACAATTAAAACAATAGTAAGGGAGATAACTCCCGAATTAGCAAAACAAATCCTTCAAAGAAACGGTTCCAATCGGAAGTTGAATCAGCGGTTGGTTGAGTTTTATGCAATTCAGATGAAAAACAAACAATGGAGGCTGACGGGGCAGGGGATTAGCATTGATAGGGACGGGTGTTTACAAGACGGTCAACACAGGCTGGCTGCTATTGTAAAATATGGGAAAGGAGTTGAAATGCTTATGATTTATGGGACTGACCCGAAAAATTTTAGCAATTATGATTGTGGGAAACAAAGGAATGTAAAAGATTCCTTAGACATAATGGGAGTAACGAACAGCCATGATATTGGTGCTTCGATTAGGAATTACTTAATAAGGACGAATACATCGCAGAAGAGCTGTTTGTTTAGCCCTACCAGCGTCGGAACATCGTGGGCAAAGGCGGGATACATAAGTGTAAATGATGTTTTAATAGAATATGGCGAAAATAGCGAGTTTTGGCATTATGTTGCAGCTAAAGCAGATAAATATGCAAAACATTTGAGAATATTAAACAAGTCGCATATTGGCGGAATGATGGGATATTTAATACTTAAATTAGAATATGACCCTAAAATAGTAGAGGGTTTTTTTGAACAAGTATTTGGAATATTGCCAGATCAATACGAAATAACAAAACATTTGCGACAGATATTAATGAGGGATAAAATAGCTATCAAAAAAATCCCACCCATGCAGCGAGGCGCTTATGTACATAAGACGTGGAATAGTTACATCAAGGGCGGGAAATCGAAAGGTTTATCGTTTAATTCTGAAATAGAAAAATTTCCTGAATTACAATAAAAACCATGACTAATCCCTTTGACTTCTTCAGCGAAATATTCTGCATGAACCTTCCATCCCGCCCTGACCGCAGGGAGCAAGCTACAAAAGAATTTGAACGGGTCGGCATACTCGAAAGGGTGACTTTCATTGACTCAAAACCCCATCCCGATGGCAGGATAGGACTTCAAACAACACTCTTATCTATATTCGAGGATGTGTTACCCCGGAATATACAAAATGTATTGATTTTCGAAGATGATGTCCATTTTATCAACGATCCAGTGAACAAACTCCGACTTGCCTTAACTGACTTGAAATACTCATTTAACAACAAATTTGACCTGCTTTACCTTGGTGCAACCAGAACCATTCCCTGCCTTACAGTGACTTCAAACCTTAAGCTGCTCAGGAGCGGTCTGGCAGCTCATGCCACTTGCTATAATAAAAGCGTTTACAAGCCATTTTCGAAGCACTTGACAAGGGTTGTAAAGCAAGGCGGCATAATAACGGATTGGGACATATCAGATGTGTTTTTAGCAACCCATATTCAAAACAAGGGCAGGAGTTACATGGTTCACCCGGTTATTGCAACCCAAGAGCCGGGATGGTCTGATATTGAGCGTAGGGATGTTAATTACGACTTCATCCAGAGGTCGGATTACTGACTTGGATTACTTACTGTACCTTGTTTTCCGTTCCTGTTCGGTTTCACCGGTCAAGGCCCATACCAAGGCCCCGATCCAACCTATGATAGTCCAACCCAGGAAGATGTTGATGGCCATTATTCCACCAAACGCTGCTCTTTTGTCAATATGTGCAATGACAGAGGGTAGGAAATAAACAAATAATACGATTAAAAATACAATGATTTCCATAATGACTTTATTTTAAATTACTGACTTGAAATTTACGCTGTATCTTATCATATTCACAGGTTTTCCATTTCCACTCGGGAATCGTTATCCCTGCCAAAACGAAGTGAGTAGAAGCATCATTTAAATCCGATGTGCCCGCTTCGTCAATGTAACAAAAAAACATGGGAAGGACTTTGTGTAAATAAAAAAAGCGACTGGTGATGAGGAACTATCCTCTCTTCGAGACGCTATGCGACTCTTTCCAGACGCGATTGCAAATGTACAACATTTTCAATTCGATAGCCTTCATATTCGATAGGTAATTTTCGCTTCGATAAAGTATTATAAGACCAACCATGAGCAGTACAAGCTTTTTTTAAATTACCCCAACATTCGATAGTTTGCAATATCGGGGTAATTATAACTATTACGGTTTGCCTATTCATTATTCACATTCCATTAATTCAACAACTGGTACATTCTTACTGGCTAAAATTCTAACAATAGCACTTTTTGAGCTATAAGGCTCCTTTTTATCGGCTATCTGCATTCCATTATGCTCTGTCAACACAACTGTGTTATAAAAATCTAAACCGCCATTTGTGCTTAAAAAATCTTTAATTGCAGCCTGTTTTGCCTCTGCTTCAGTTTTGTAATCATGTCCGTAAAATGCGTTAAATAATTGTCTGTTTTCATAAGTTGCTTCACCCATGTACAAACTTACATAGTAGTTTTTTCTACTTGTTGCTGGTTGTAATGCTAATTGTGTCATAATCGTAAGTTTTAATGTTATTATTATGATGTATAATATACAACGTATTTTTGCATTTACCAAATAAAAAAGCAATTATTTTAATTATATTTGCAATTTAGAACAATTATAAATAACTGGCACTAACACGGTATATAAAAAATAGCCCATTAAAGTTTTGTTCATTGTTCAAAGTTCGTGGTTGGGCTACTTTTCATATACCCACCGTTAGCAAACATTAAAACGATTTGCTAACAGGGGCTATAAATAATAAAACCCCTGCCAGCGCACCGCTACTACTTTTTAGCACTTTGCCGTTCAGGACTTGGTTTCCCTTTTCCACCAGTGCATTTACTTCCTTGCTTTGGCTGACCCTTAGATGTACTACGAGTACCTGTGCCTTTCATTTTACCCATAAAAAATTATTAATTAAGTTATATGCAGTAATTCTACCCCCACCGCACAAAAAGGTGTTTACATATTCATAGCCCCAACCGTTAAGTGCAAGCATAGGAACGCCCTACACTTGCACATCATTTTTACATTAATGACTTTTTAGCCATTTCTTGAAGTTTTTCCTTAATAATTTCGGTAATTACTTCATTGTTTTCATTTTTTGTATTTTGGGTTGTTAATGACTTTATTTTAAATTACTGACTTGAAATTTACGCCGTATCTTAATGACTTGATTTTAAATCAATATTAACACACGCTTCATTATGGCTTAATTCCCAAAGCCAATGACCGGCATTAATAGAATTACACGTTAGTATTATTTGACCAGTTACCTGTTTATTAATTTTATTAAACAACTCAAACAATACTCCATCTGCGCTTTGAATTATTACACCATGATATGATAACATTTGATCAATGTCACGTTCTCCCAGAATATCTATTCTTGAATGATTGGTAAAAATGAATGATTTTGAAACAATATCAAATTTACATGTTTCTTCTGGCTTGTTCATTATATTTTCAAGTATTCTTTTTAAAATACGTTCGGCATATTCTTTGTATGGACAAAAAATAGAAAATCGAATATGATGATCTAACAAACAAATAAATACAGCTTTTTGACAGGCTGCATAAAATTTACCAATACCCATATCCCCTTTCACGATTAGATATTTTGCATTTGAATCAAACATAGGTTTGAATTCATTAATTACCTTCATTGTTTTCATTTTTTGTATTTTGGGTTGTTAATGACTTGATTTTAAGTTAGTGACTTGATTTAATGACTTGTTATTCAATCCTTATCCTGTGAACCTCCCAGCCCTCATGCTCAAAGGGCATGGGAGTATAGACAAGCCTGACATAGTTCCATTCATGCGCAGCACAGGCACGGCGCAAGGTGGAAAAGACTTCGACCCTGGTATCAGTGACCGAAACCAGCACGACGACTTTGTTTAGCCGGTTAGATACACGGGCAATTTTAAGTTTTTGGTTCATTGACTTGAATTATTAAGATTGTTAAGTGCAATTATAAAGACCGTTGCACATAGAGCCGTTGTACTTTGATTTCATCAGTTTCAAAAGCCTGTTTTTTTTCGAGATAAATACGTGTTTATATTGTCTTCGTTTTCTTTAAACTGAGGGTATTTATCAAAAAAAGGCTTTAAACTGGAGAAGCATTCAACCTCTCCAGTTTCTTTGTTTGTAAATAAGATTACTCTCATATTTTCATTTTTGAAACAAGAGCTTCGTTCAATTCAAGTTTTTCTTTCATTGTAAGTTCACTACTCCAAATTGCTTTGCGAATTGATGAAATAGGTTCACCATAAATGTGTTCTTGATGTGTTTGAGTTAAACCATCAGAATGAATCATATCATACATTTTAGTTTCGATAGGTTGAACGGTTTTTGTAATGTTCAAAATTGCTGATTTGATTTCGTTGTAAGTTTTCATCGTTTTATTTTTTAATTGTTTATAAATTAACGTCGACTTGAAATATTGATGTTTTTTGTATTATATTTGCCTTTCAATCGCACCAAAGTGGAATTGAAACAATGATAGTTTAAATTTCAAATTGTGAATTGCTTTCAGATCGTATTCACAAGTTTAATCGTACCAGTCCGAAATCCTGGACACGTGGAAAGGTAAGAAAGCCCCGGTTTTATCCGGGGTTTTCTGTTTAATGTACGATCGAATCGAATATACCAGGGTCACACTTTCTACTAAGTTGATCCTTTACATTCTTGTTTACAATTTCTATTGTCAACCCATTCAGGTTGATTTCAGCTTCAAGAGCTAACTCTCTGACTTGCTTCTCATCCCTTGCAATTGCAAGATATAGAATAGTCGAAGATTCTTTTTCCTCAAAAATGTGATATGAGTTCATGATTTTAAGTTTTTTAAATTTATTCTATATTCCTTTCGTGAGTTTCACGATCGGATACTTCGATTAGAATTGCTTCTTCGATTTTATACACAGAAGTATAAAAATATTCATTCTGTTTACCGGACTCACGATATGAAACGTATTCAGGATGTTTTTTTAAAAACATCTCAGACGGACAGCCGTTATGACGCCTAATTTTCCCGTCAGCGGCTATTAAATATGCAAGATATATCTTTTTCATAGCTTTTTTTTTAAATATTTGACTTGACTTGAAACTGACTTGAAATATCCGCTATATAGCGGCTAAAGGGATGTTGTACGCTATTTAAAACCGTACTTGACAAGTATAGGCTCTAATTTATCGGACACGCTTTGAGTTAGTCCCAGTAAGAACGCCCGTATTTGTTCGACTGTTAACATTATATTGCATTTTTAGCAGCAATCATTTCAGCTAAATCAGCCCTCAATTCAAGAACTTTCAAAGCCTGTTCTTTTTTCAAATAAGTAGTATTAATTCTTGTTTCTTCCATATCCCAACCCCAGCGATTAATATACTCAGCATCATAACATACATTGATGTGTAATCCATTTTCATTTTTAAAAGATTCGGAAGAATGAACTCCACCAAAATTTTCACTTAAAAATGCAACTTCTGCAATGTTTTCAATTGTGCGATTTTCATTTAATTTTAAAGTTTTCATGGCTTTAGATTTTAAATTGTGACTTGAATTTGACTTGAAATACTGATATTAACAGCCCATAATTTTTTGATATATACAAAGTGATAATTTTTAGGATATAGGAATTTAACTTTTTTTGCTGCACCAATCCTGGTCAGGCATACGACTGAGCTTATTAACTCATCGTTTGCGTTAAAAACACCCCATCTATTTGTTTTCATGGCTCTTAATTTTAGTTAGTTATAAAATATTTGATGAATACTATTCATCAAACATTCGGCAAACTTCTTCAGCTGCGAACCATGCCATTGTGTTCGTTATGGTTCCCTGTTCCGGTCTGCCACCGCCCAGGTATTTAAAAAGGTCTTTTTTGTCTTCAGAATCCATCGGTGAATTTCTGAACACGCCAAAACCAGAGACCATTTTAATAACATCGACCCCAAATTCAGAGGCCAATTCGTCTAACAATTTGCAAATTAATGTCCGGTACCTCAGAGCGAAGGAATGAGTATCAGAACAATAAATAAATCCAGAATAACCTCCATTAATTCCGTGTTTAATCACGGCTTCAATAGAATCTTTTCCGATTCTTGAAACAACAGCATTTATTAAAACTTTATAATCCGAGTTTTCCTCGATAACTTTTTTAATTGTTTTCATTTCGTTTAGATTTTAAATTGTGACTTAAAATGCCCGTGTAGCCGGTAGCACAGCTTGAAGTTCTTGTTGATCCCTGATTTTAATTTGCGTAATACTCCATGATCTCGCCAACCGACAACTCCGTGTAATTTGCACTTTCACCGCTCGCAAATGATCCGTTCAGTATATACTCAATAACCCCATTTTCAAACGGGAATAGTGCAACTACTTTCCCGTCTTTTGTTCTACACTCTCCAGCACAGGTGAGGTTTTCAACAAGAGCGTCATATTCTACGACTTTCCCGTTTATCCTAACGGTTCCGTCTTCGTTAATCTTAATATTTTTCATGATTTTAGATTTTGATTGTTTGTTTGAAATAAATTGTATAGTGAAGTTCCCGGGCCGTCATCGAAGACTTAGCATCGTATTGCTGCCGCCTGGGACTATCTCCCCTTAACTTTTCGCTCGTTTCGCTATTTTGCGCGCCGCGTGTGGTATGCTTACTCAGTTTTATTCGACCCTTGCGGGATCACCTTTCAGTCGAGGACACAACCCCCAAGATTGAATGATAAAGATACGACATTTTCTATAGCAATGTCAAGTATTTACCCATCTATTTTTACCCGAAATCAACATTTAGATACAGTCTAAATAAACTATAACCCTCATTATCAAATAATTAAGACCAATTCTAAATTAAGTTTTTCACAAACATAACTTTTACTTGCTTTTTAACTTTTTTTTTGGGAGCTTTGCGCAGCTTTGCGCTTTGAACCCTTTTGCCGTAAGGCACCTATTGCGAAGCGTCTCCCCTAATCAGCACTCAACACATGAGTAACACAGACAACGAATCTCCTAACCCTGACCAGATTCCCGCTTTGTTAGATCAAGACAAGGACCTTACCGTATTATCCGACCTTAAGAAAAACTATACAATACATGAACGATACCCTGCCATACCTCAATATAGCATCCTTGATCAATCTGAACCCTACAAAAAAAATAGGGTAACACAACTTCAAAAGTACTTCCAGTATCGTTATCTGCACTACTCTACCAAGCCTTTCTACTTCAGCCCTGAAGATTTACAACTCATGATTGAAGACTATTTCGATTCATTGAAAGAAACTATTATTGACATAGGCAACAAGGGTAAGCAAATCAAATTCAAGGTCTACACCTACGAAGGTCTCATAAAGCATTGTGGATTCGTTAACAGAAACGCCTTTAATGATGCTGAGAAGGAACCGAAATACAGTGGAATAATAAAACGTGCGAAACAAACAGTTGTCGAACATTATGAGACATTACTCCAAACCGGTATGAACACAGGAGGTATATGCTTTGCTATGAAGAACATTGCAAACTGGAAGGATAAGACAGAACAGGACATTAATCAGACAATCAAAGAGATAAGAGTTAATGTTTCCAGTTCAGACATCGCTGAAGAAATCAATAAACTATAAACTTAGTTACAACTTAGCAGTGTAGGGTATTTTTCCTATCAGCCTATATCGTCTTATAAAAAACATTATGTTAAGTAGCAAGTGTAAATGGTTGATTTTGTTAGGATAGGAGCCTCTCCCCTACCCCACCGGGTATTTATCAAGCTGGTCAAAAAAACAGCTAAGGGGGGGGTAAAAAGTATATAGATTCCCTTTGTACTACTCATAAAAAATTTTCAATTTGAAAAGTCATTTTTAGAATCAAGTTTTGAAAGTTCAGGTTTGAATCAAGTTTCTATAAATATATTCTGAGAATAGTTTGAAGGTTTAGGGTATGTTGTGTTTTGATGTGAACGGACAAAGAGTCAGGTTATGAAAAAGCCGGGATTGATTTATTTTGACAGGGCAGAGTTTAACAGATCACTTTTAGAGGCTATACAAAAGCCTGTTGAGGAGGTTTGTTTGACGGACAGGATACGTAGGGTAAGGTGTGGCGAGGTTACGGGTGATTGTTTGCTGGTAGGGGATTGGTGGTTTGAGATAGTTTTCATAGGAGCGTGGGTAATATCGGAGCATCCGTTTTGTCATGTAATGAATGGGAGGGTGGTGAGGAAACATTTAAAATCAAAGATATGAAAATACCAAGGTTAAGTATAGAAGCCGAAAGGTTGATGAGAGAAACTCTGGTGAAAATAGGCCGTGGCGATGTTAATTATACGGTAATGTACCGTGCCGGGTATAATCACGCCCGCAGGTTGGCAAAGAAAGCGAAGGACACAGATTTGATAATAACAGAAAGGGAGTTAGTTGAAAGGGTAAAGAAGCTGGAGGAAGGTCTGGGGGTGCTACGAGGTGCGACAGAGGGTACTCGTATGTCGAATCGTGACGGTATAAAGGCCCTGAATGACAAGTACGCCTACATGATGACAAAATTACGGGAGATGGAAAAATTGTTGTTACCAGAAAATCAAAAAAAGGAGGATATATGTTTGTAAGAAGAAAAGAGTTTGAAAAAAGGGTTGAAGAAAAGCTTGAGGATTTATGTACCCAGGTGTATAAGTTAAAGGACAAGGTATGGCTTTTAGAGCATCCTTTCAAGTTTAAGAAGGGGGACAAGGTGAGGATAATCGGCGAACCGGATGGTGGGGTTGCTAAAATTATTGGCGAGTATGTTGTTTTTGAATCAATGGTTTTATCTGGCATTTGTGGAGCAGAAAAGTGGTACACCTTGCTTGATAAGGAATATAATAGTCATTACAGAACAGAACAATACCTTATTCATAGTGAGGAAATAAAGCCCGATAAATGAGATACGATGATTCTGAGCGGTTCATTGAGCATTTGAAGGCTGTGCAGTATCATTTCGGGTTGATGGTGCAAGACAGGGTGTTGTTGCGTGGTGATGAGTGGCCTCTATGGTTGGATGATGCAATCAGGAAAGATCCTTTATACAAGATAGAATTCCGGGCTTTAACACGTCGGGAGCGGAGGTATGCACAAGGTAAAAGCAAGAAAGTATGATGAACGTGATAATTTTCAGCAAAGACAGGGCTTGTCAGTTGGAGTTGTTCCTGAGGTCTATGAAGGAGATGTGGAAAGAGTGCATGGATGATCAGAAAGTTAATATATCGGTTCTTTTTACCGCATCCAAAGACCGATATTGGGATGGGTATTATAAGTTGATCAACAAGGGTTCTCCCGTCCCGTTGGTTCTCATGCAAAAACAGGAAAGTTTTAAGATAGATGTTCTTTCCCTTGTCAATCCCGCTTTTAAACATACTGTCTTTTTCGTGGACGATATGGTGTGGAAGGAACCTTTTTCACTGGAATGTGAGGAATTTAAGGAATTTGAAAGCCGGGATGACGTGTTATGCCTGAGTTTAAGGCTTCATCCCAAGTTGCCGTACTGTTATGTTACCGACAAGGAGCAAAAAATCCCGAAAATAGAGGATGGCGTGTTCGATTGGACCGGGGCCAATGGTGACTATGGTTATCCTATGAGTTTGGACGGCCATATATTCCGGACTGAGGACATTTTACCACTGCTGAAGATAGAAAAATACGCCAATCCTAACGAATTGGAGGCGTGGTTGTCGGGGTATGAATTTAAGTTCTTCAAGAAACGGCCATGTATGGTATGCTGTGAGAAGTCGCCTGTTATGAACGTTCCCCTGAATCAAGTTCATGAAGGATGGGTAAACCGGCACGGTCGTTTTCCTGCAAAATATCTCAATGATAATTTTTTGAAGGGCTTTGTGATTTCGATGGACGAGATACGTGGCTTTAAAAACAAGTCTTGCCATCAGGAGGTGGATATAAAACTCGAAAAGGCATAATGGTTAGTTTCAAAATCTGGTCAGATGATAAAAAAGTAGAAGTAAATATCTACAAAACGCAGTGGATTATGCACGCCGCAAGCCTGAGGTTAAAGAAACGTGGAATTGTTACCAATTCAACCCACGGTGCACTTGGCATTTGTTACCGATGGTACGTTAAACCATATAAACCGAACAGAATAGTTACTTCGATTATGATGTCATGGGATACACTCACCTTCGCCGTTCTTTGTCACGAATTATTTCATGCAGCGGTTCATATCTGGACTTATGACAAGGAAGAAGGAAAGGTGTTAAGCTGCGAAAGTGATGAACCGCTGGCATACATTCACTCAAACCTTGTTGCTGACATCATGGAAGTATTCACTGAAAAGGATTTTAATAGAATGAAAATAAATTCGTTACCAAAAAAAATACTCAATGGAAGCTAAATATGAAAAATTAGGACGGTTAATTGATTCACTTGAAAGTTTAGCCTATGGATTGGCATTACCGATACCATCGCAATTTCACATAGATCAGTTAAAGAAAATTCTCCCGCAACAGATTAATGAATTTAAAAAATCATTTATTGAAATAACGGGTGAAAACCCTTGGGATTAATACTTTAAAACAAAAACACAATGAAATTGTAAGGAAGCGTAGCAAAGATGGTTTATGTGTGGGACTGAAAATCCTGAGATGTTGGCTCGGTACCAACCGCTTCCACTAAGGACGGTTCAACTCCGTCTCGGTTGCTGAGGGTGGATGCGAAGGGAGCAGGGTTCGATTCCCTGTGATAAGTGATAACTCTGGTGAGACAAAAGCACCGATGTTCGCCGAATCGGTTAAACATAATGTGGAATCATTATGGGTCGGCTTTTTTGATTTATTGATTTATGGACGTAACCAACGTTTTTGAGCGTAACCTAAAGGCATTCCTTGCCGGGAATACCCTGATAATAAACCCAGGGGGTACGAGTAGCTCAAAGACTTATAGCCTTATCCAATTGCTTATCATGATAGCCCACCGCAGGAAATATACCATCTCCGTGGTGAGCGAAACCATGCCTCACCTAAAGAAAGGGGCGATGAAGGACTTTCTGGACGTCATGAAAGGGGAGGGGTTGTACGATGAAAAATACCATAACAAGAGCGATAATGTTTACCAGTTCAACAACGGTAAGATAGAATTCTTTTCGGCAGATACGCCAAGCAAGGTACATGGCCCAAGGCGGGATATCCTTTACGTCAATGAAGCTATAAACGTGCCGTGGCCGATCTACGATCACATGAACATCCGTACCAACATATGCACCTTTCTGGACTTTAACCCATGTGGCGAATTCTGGGCGCATGAACGATTACAGCCTGGCAAAGACGAAAAAGGTAATGACAAAGGTATTATTTGGCTTCATTCCACTTATAAAGACAACCAATTTCTTCCGGACAAAATCATAAAAGATATCGAGAGCAGGGAATTTACCGATCCTGAATGGTGGAAGGTTTACGGGCTTGGTGAAATTGGCAGGATTGAAGGTGCAATATTTGAAAATTGGAAGCAGGTACCTGAAATTCCCAAAGATGCTAAACGGCTTGGGTTTGGGCTGGACTTTGGGTTCAGCGTCGATCCGGCTGTTATTGTCGAAGTGTTCATGCAGGACGGTGAGTTATGGGTGAGGGAGTTGTTGTATGAAACCGGGATGACAAATCGTGACTTGTCGAAAAAGATGGAGGAGGTTGGGATAGTACGTGGGATTGATGAAATATGGGCTGATAGTGCAGAGCCAAAGAGTATAAAAGAATTAAGAGATGCGGGGTGGTTAATCCGTGGTGCCGCCAAGGGGGTTGATTCAGTCCGTAAAGGGATTGATGTTATAAAGCAATACCCTATAAACGTTACAAGTGATTCTTTGAACATGATCCGGGAATTCCGGTATTACAAATGGCAAAGGGACAAAAAAACAGACAAACCCATACTTAAGCCGGAATCGGGTTGGGATCATTGCATGGATGCGTTCCGGTATTTGTGTACTAGTAAATTAAAGAAGCCCAGAAAGTTTTTACGGCAATGGAATTGAAAATGTTAACATTTTGAGTAATTGAATGTCAATTAGTTATAATAGTGTTAAAAACTTAATTTGGATTTAGACTAAATAAGAATTATTATTGCAGTTCTTATAGTTCCGGCAGGGGTAGTTCGGACAAAACAGTTTGTTTAACTATCTAAACTTAAGAACCATGCGCTCTTGCAATTGCCCTGTCGGCACTTATCTTACCCCACCGGGGACACAAACCTGCCCCGAATCAATCGGACAACTCCAAAAACTTATCTTCCAGCGTCAATCCTCAACAGTAGGATATGGCACGGGAACGACTATTTTATCAGAGGCCACCTGGACTGCCGCTAAGGGCCTGACAGAAACCACCCCGAACGACAAAATCATCATCTCCCCATTCATCTCCGGGTTCACCCCTGAACTTGGGAAAGCAAAAGAGTACGGCAGTGGTAACGAGGTGAGGGACGGTATCCCTATCATATTCGGTACTGAACCTACCAAAGTAACACTGAAACTCTTTGAACCCACTGACTCGGTTATTCGTAACCTCAAAACCCTTGCCTGCGAATCTATATCCATTGGCTTTGTCAATGAAAAAGGGCAGATCGTGTGTTATCCTACGGTAGCGGCCTCTGGACTTCCGGATGCGGGGCCAGGTGCAACGACCGTGTATTTTGGATGGCCGGTAAATGCCTTCCATGTATCTGACCGCTTTTTAGGTGGCTTGGATGGCCCCGATTACGTGGAGATTTCTTTTTCCCTGAAACCCGGATGGTCAGATTACCTGGACATCATAACCCCGACTGACTTTTCCGGCTTAGACCTGTAACAATGGTAAAACTATCAACAATACAAGGGTGTATTATCGAACGTACACCCGAAGAAGCACAGGAGATTTATCGGATTCAAGCCGAAAAACATATCCGTGAAAGTAACTGCTGGAAGATCGTGGGTGACGATTGGCAGTACAAAGATGGCATTTTACAGTTGAAAAAGAAACCAAAGAATGACAATCAGCGAAATACAGGCATTGGTGACAAAACCCCGAAGCGAGACAGCGATCCGCAGGGGAATAGTCCACAGCCGTAGGCTGAGGTTTCACAACGATGCCACTTTATGTTATAACGACGCAACGGCTACTTATCTGCCGGATTTTATATGGTGGGTTGAAAAATTACTCCCCGCTGACAAGTCAGAGAGGTTTAAGCAACTAATAAACTACCCACTGCCTACCAACGAACTGACAGAATCTATCTGGAAGAACCTGGCAAGGGTATTTGAAGGTGAAAACCGCACCATAGACATAAAACTGAGCGATAAAAGCCTATTAGCTGACTTTAAAACGTTCTTTGACAACGATGATTTCCAACTAAAAGCATTCAGGGCTTTACAGGGGGACGTTGACTCTGTCGTGGTATGTGATATGCCACAAGACACAGGCAAACCTTACTACTACTTTATAGGCACTTCTTCCCTTATTGACATTTCGGTTGATTGTGACGATAATGTTGAATATGTCATTTACGAGGACGGGGAAGGCCATATCGTGTCGATGGACAAAGAATGGATCAGGGTATTTAACGGTGAGCGCAGGGATGTGCTGAAGTTGATCCGGGAAGTGCCAAACCCAATTGGCAGGGTGCCAGCGCATATGCTATGGCGGGAGAGGTTGACCAACGATAACGAGGTAAACCGTAAGTCACCCATAACTTCTGTCCTTGGGGAACTTGACAAGTTACTGTTCGATATGGTTTCAAGGGATTACGCCGAAATGTACGGCAAATATCCTATACTGGCCACCTATGACATCGAAAAGGAGTACGAAGGCGACCCTGGCGACCAAAAAAAGAAGAAAGAGGGAATAGGCAAAGACTTTTTAGGGGCAGGTGCAGTAATCACCTCACCACCGCCCACGAGTAAGGAAGACCCTGACCTCAATGTTAACGCCGTCAAATTTGTAAACGCCGATCCTGAAATTCTAAAATTCATCAATACCAGGATAAAAGAAGATTGGGACAGGATTTTCAAGTCCGTGGTCGGTGACTCTGGCGAAGTCCGTAACGATGCAGCCAAGAATGAAAAGCAGATCGAAAGCGGGTTTGAGTCCAAACAGGACGTGATCACCAAAATCAAGTACCAGTTTGAGGAGATCAATGAATGGGTTATCGAAACCCTATGCCTTATGGCCTATGGTGAGGGTTTCCTTAATGTTGAGGTCGATTACGGTACACAGTTTTACCTCACCGACGAATACGCCCTGCTTAACAGCCTCTCACTGGCAAAAGAAAAGAGAGTCCCGGATGCCATTATTTCTGACATAACCCGGCAATATTTTGAAACCAAGTACCGGGCAGATTCAGAAACCAAAAAGAGGATGAAGATTGTCCTTGACCTTGACCCGTTACCGTCAAAATCTATCGAGGATGTGTTTACAATTTACTCTGTAAACCCTGGGTTGATCGGGGACGACAACATGTTCATCAAATTACACCTTGACGCCTTGTTACAGAGGTTTGAAAGGGAAAACGTGCCACTGACCCAATTTGGGAACCAGTTTGAATACTATGAAAAAATTAACATCATTAACCAAACAATAAGGGGATATGCCAAACCAGAAACCGCAAATATCGGCCAACAAGAACAGCCGGTACAAAATCAATGAAGAATCAAGGGAATTTTACCATTTACGGGTGATAGAGGAATACCCAACCGCAGATGAGTATAAGCCAATTGTCGAAGAACGTGTAATAGTTTTTTCTCCACGTGACTTTGCTCAATTTCTAAAACACAAAAAGCACTTTCGCTTCCGTGAAGAGGAAATTATCCATGACCCAACCTTTGTAAAAAAGGAGGAAACCCCGGAAGAACCGGAACAGCCAAAACCCGAACCTGATGCAAATGCTATACGGCCACGGTTTGGAAGAAAACCATTGTCAAACAAATAACTCTTTAAAAAAATGAAAAAATTAGTATTGATCCTCGCAGTTTTGTTTCTTGCTTCTACCTCTTTCGGGCAGTTGTTCATTAAGCAGATAGCATTCGCAACCAAAAGTGACGATTCCTTAACCGCCTCGGCGGGACCTTCCGGCACAACCAAGTATTTCTATTACAACAATGCCGGGACTGTGGCAAGCGGCTTGGTCGTTTCCACCACGGTTATCCCAAAGGATTATGAGATTTACGCTATTGAGGTAGCCATTGCATTACCTACAAAGGCAGCCGACATGTTTGACTCATGTCAGATAACCTTTGAAATATCCTATGACAATTCTAATTGGATAAAGTGGACAAATGCCGGGGCTTCAACTGTGGCAACACAAACCCAGTATCGAAACGGGAACCCTAAGGTATTTGGATCAGGTGTCTATACTTACCTGACCTCTGCCCGTGATATGGTGACCACTACATCCACTGCCGGGGGCTGTGTGTTCATGCCTGTTGGGTGCGTAGCCCCTTATTCCCGTGTGAAAATTACATCGTTCACCGCTTCTTCCAATTATAGCGCATATCCTGCTATATACTACATTCTTAAAAAACTGTAAAACAAACATTTAAAGGGGAAATATTATGCCAAAATATAACAAAGAGGAAGCAATAAAAACTATCCAGGGGCTTGAAGCAACCGAAATATTCGTGCATACGCCGGAAGAACAGGCTACGCTATTGGAAAACTTCAAGAAAACAACCATAGAGCAGGAACTTAAAAGCCGGATTGCAAAAGTCTATGACGATGTTGATGCCGACTTTACCACTATCACCGGGTTGCAGAAACCAGCCGATGTAAAAACTTACAAATACTGGCCGGAGGTGGTTAAACAGTTTAAAGAAGAATCCGAAACGGCCAAAAAAGAAGTTGAAAAACTCAAGGTTGGTGGTTCTCCTGACCTGCTCAAAGAGATTGAGGCACTTCGTAAGGCTTCGATCGAAAAAGATAACGATTGGAAGGCAAAGTACGACAAGATGCAATCTGATTTGGCACAAAAGGACGTGAAGAACATTTTGGATGCTTCGACCCGCTCTTTGAAATTTGCCAACATGCCAAAACCGGTACTGGACACCTTTATTGATAACGCAAAAAGCAAATTAGCTGCCAAAGGAAAGATCGTTGACGGGCAGTTGGTTTTCATGGATGCCGACGGCAACCCACGGATCAATAAGGAAACATTCAAACCATATACGGCAGAAGAACTGATGGCAATCGAACTCGATCCTATCATTGATAAAATAAACCAGAAACCAGGGGCCGGGACTAAACCACCGGAAGTAAAAAAAGACAAAGACGGTAAGGATGATATTGATGTGGCCATACCGGTAAATGTTCAATCGAAACTTGAATTAACAAAGTTTCTCATTGAAACCGCAGGGCTACCATACAATACGCCAAAGTTTAACTTGGCATTTGACAAGTACAGCAAAAACTTACCACTTTAATAAAACAAGGGGCAATTGTGAAAACTCGATTACTAACTTTTAAAAAACTCTCTTATCATGGCATACTTAGCCGCAACTGCCCTCACGGAATACCGTCAGCAGTATTCCAGCGCATCGCTGGATAAATTTGAAAACAGGGGAACTGGCCTTGGCCTTTTGTCCCTTGCAAAACGGGACACCCCGAACCTGATTTCCACAGCCGAAATTATCAAAGCCCGTGGAACAGCAGAAAGGGCTACAAAAGTCCAGGTATTGCAGAAAATAGCTTTTTCCAATACTTCGGTACGTACCTGTACCGGCGCAACACAATCCAGCGTATCTGCCCTGGTGACCTTATCATGGGTGACTATTGCTAACGGGTTCCATATGGTTCCCTCGCAGTATAACAACAATGACATTGCTTACGTGGAAGATTTCAAACACAAAATGCAGCAAATGGAGCTGGCGATGGCAAAGGAAATGGACACTGCTATTTATACCAAACTCAACGCCGTGAAGTCCACAACTTTCACAGCCGAAAATGCGCCGTTTGCGTTTTCTTCCAGTGTCGTTCAGATCCCACAGGCTTCCAAGCCAACCTACCTGAGTGAACTTTACCAGTCCATGTTCCAGGATGATTTCGTTGGGCCATTTAATATCGTGGCTTCTCCGGCCCTCATGTCTGTGAACCAATACTTTGCCAACCAGGGTGCGGGAAACTCTGCCAACACCGTGTTCCAGTTTGGTGATTTCTCCTTCGATTATAGCAACCGTGTTGCCTTGTCGGGTGGGGCAAATGCTACCTTCTTCATCATGCCGAATGGCTCTATCGGAATCCTTGACTGGATTGACCCGGAAAGCCGCAGGGGTGCGAGATTGTCTGAAAGCAATTACTGGACTACTGCAACCCTTCCAATGATCGGGGTAACATCCGGTTTGCATGTTCAGGCCACCTGTGCCGACAACACTACCGAAGGCGGGGCAGGACTGGAAGCCAGCGTGATCGAAAATTTCAACTTCTCATTTGATTATGCACTCGTTTCTCCGTACATCAGCGCAGGGGCATCGCCCATCTATAAGGCTGATATCCTCTCCCTTTAATTAGGGTAACGATGGTCTTAGGCGAGTGTACCGTAGAAACACACCGCCTTCTTTTTTCAATAAAAAATCGGAAAAATGAAAAAGCTGATCATATTAGCAATAATTGCCATAATCCCTCTTATCGGTATGTCGCAAGGTATATCATGGAAGAGGGTACTCGACGCCAAGACCATTACACAGGATACTACCATTTTACTGACCACTTCCGGGGTTTATTCTTCGTGGAGTATCACTATTCTTTGTGGTACAACCACATCGACCACCTCAACTGTAAAAGTACAGGTATCTCCGGATAATTCTTCATGGATCGACTATGCAAACCTTTCATCTGCAACGCTTGTTTCGGATGGGGTCAAGGCATTCGAAGACGACCGTTGTTCATTCCGGTACATGCGATTGAATTTTACCATAGAGGCCGGTCAAACACTCCCTGCAACAGTTTGGTATGTTTTTAAAACCTTGAACTAAAATGAAAAAGATACTTATTGTTTTATTCTCGCTTTGGAGCGTTTGCGGCTTCTGTCAGCACGTTATCCGCCCGTCGTTGGATTGGGGCGTTTCTGTATCTGATATAACGGCTACGGACTCCATAAAAGCTGTTACCGGTACGTTCAGCGACGCTATACGTGGATCGGGTATTACAATATTTTCCATGCCTGATGATGTTACTGCTGATTCAATTGTACATTACGAAAATGGTGTGCTAAAACGTATCCTGTTTTCGACATTAATAGACACAACCAATATCGTTTTCTGGTATGATACCATACCTGGGGGAAAGGTTATCTCACGTTACGGGGCTGGATTACTTTTAGCGTTAAGAGCACCTTTGGCCTCCCCGACGTTTACCGGGTCAGTGGTTGTTTCAAATGTATCATCTTTAACGAATTCCGGGACTACATATTTAGATTCAACTGTTTATTTCGGTGACGACGGGAGTACAAAAGATTGGAAAGTCCTTATACAGCAACAGGTAGGCAACCCTCACGGGCGGGCAGTATTTAAAAACCTTGCCGATGTTTATTTACAAGACAAGGCGGGTACGGGCGATGTCCAGATTATACAAAGGGACACCACGTCAAGCGAAGTGGTGGCAAACCTTTTGAATATCGGCACGGTTTCGACAACTGTTACGGTACTCACACCAAAAATACAATGTTCCGGAACTGACACGACAGGGCATGGATCGACTGCCAACCTCGGCACGATCATGTTTTACAATGGCAATTTTTATGGATTAATAGCGGGTGATCCTCCTTCTTGGGCGAAGCTGAACCCATAATACCCTCTCTAAATGGACGTATCAACAGTGCAAGCATCGTTCCTTTCCCTCATAGGCTGGCGGGAATCGAGTGATACTGAAATGCCTAAACTTTCCGCAGCCCTAAAAGTCAGCGAGTCCGGGTTATACTACAACGACGTCCATCCGCTTGTTTCGATCGAAAATATTGAAGCCATTGCCCCGAACTATGATGGGATGACGGCTGCCGCCTATGCCGCCGGTACAACCTATGCCTTGGGAGCAATAGTCCGTAGTGATTCTATCATTTATGTTTCCCTGCAAGGGACTAACCTTGGGAAAACACCTTCATCGAACCCTACATGGTGGCTGCCCATGCTATCTACTTATATAGAAAACCTTACCAAGGCCTCTATTGTCAATATGCTTTACCGCTTTATTGATGAAAAACAGTTACAGAGCGCTACCAAGTCTATCATGGAGGATACCCAACTGTTCGACGGCGAAGGGAGGATTACCTCAACCGTGGTGGGACAAGGCAGGTTCGTGGGTTATGAATTTAAGGTAAAAGACTATACAGGTTTACAGTTGGCCATTAAGAGGATCGGGGGACAATTTACCCAAACCCAGGCTGCATTAAAGATTTACCTGTTCCATTCTTCCCAGGATGATGCTGTTTTGACCTACACGATGACTACCACCAAGGCAAAGAGTTTAGAATGGTTTGTACCCACCACTGCTATTGAAATGAATTTTGCCAAGTATTCAAAGAATGATGCCGGTGGCGCATGGTACTTGGGATATTTCGAGGATGATTTAACCGGTCAGGCAATACAAAGGGAAGTCGATTTGACGGTGGAACCCTGTGGGAGTTGTATGATGGATAAATATAACCTTTATGCCTGGCAGTTACGTAACCGGTATTTCAAGTTTACACCGGTAAGTTTTTCAAGCCAGTACCTCAACGGGGTTTCGCTCCCGGACATGGACGGCGTGGGGTATGAAGTCCAGAATTGGGGTTTGAATTTAGCCATTACAGTGACGTGTGATTTAACGGATTTCTTTGTCAATAACCGTAAATCGTTTGCCCGGTTGCTCTGGAAACAGGTGGCCGTGGACGTGGTAAAAGCTATTGCCTTTTCAACACGCATGGACGGGGTAAGCAAGTCGATAAAGACTGATGCTTACCTGGAAATAAAAGGTGATCCTAACAAAACGTACCGGTCTGGCATGGAACTGGATTTAGCAAAGGAATATCAGAGTGTAGCCTTGGGTGTAAATGATTTGAACACTCCTTGCATGGGAAAACAAACCAAAAGGGGGATAAGGGTGGGGGCGATATGACCATAGATCATTTCATAGAAGGAGCCTCATCGGTGGACATGGGACAGATTATCAATCGTGCCGTGGAAAAAAAAGAAAAGGTATTGGTTTACATGAACTGGAAAGATCAATTGTATGAACAAGGGATAGATAGCGAGGGACGGCAATTACCACCATACAAAAAGAGTACACAACGGATAAAAAAAGCAAAAAGTCAAAGGTATGACCATACCACGCTCAGGGACACCGGGGAGTTTGAGGGTAATTTCATCATAATCTATCGACCTAATGAAATAGAGTTTAGCGCAAGGCCGACATACAGGGATGGAATGGATTTAACGCTGCACTTACAAGACAGGTACGGCACGGATATTTTCGGTTTAACACAGCCAAATATTGAAAAGTTACAGGAAATTATTAAGGACGACATTATCGAAGAACTAAGGCAATGGGCATAAAACACCCCACTGAAGGCGGTGTAATAACCACCACGGGGACAAAGGACGGATTATTCAAGATCGTGGACTACATAGGTGGCGTGTACGACGTTTATTTCAATGACCAGTCTTATCCTGTCACCCCAAGCGAAATACCAGCAGAAACGATATTACACGTCTTTGGACTGGTTGACCGGTTCGTGGACGAAAACAACAAGGCTGTCCCTTTAGCTTACAACCGTACCGGGGGAACCCTGACGGATCAGATTTCACTTTTGCCATCTGACCGTTATCCAGGGTTCTTGTTTTTTGATTACGATGACCCTTTGACATTTTCCATCCCGGACAAATACGCCCAAACAGCAGTGTATTGGGCTTCCATCACGGCGAAACTGAACCTTGTCTTTTTCTTTAACATGAAAAGGCACAAATATTATGTTAAGTGGGGTTCAGATTACCGGATACAAAAAGAAGCATTGAGGAACAGGGTTATCGACACCCTGCTAAGGCATACCCCGAAACGGGGCTGTGAACTGCATATCAACAATGTTTATGATAAAACCATACAGTCTGTTTACAAGGGGTACAACGTGGAAGATTACAAGTTAATGGCCGATTTATACCCTTATTATTCTGTCCGGGTCGAAACGACAGTAACATATAAAGAAACCTGCTCTTAAATGACAAAGATTTCAGCAGCCATAATCGCAAGGAACAACGAGAAGGAAATTTCAACCTGCATTAAGTCTATTAAAGGGGTTGATGAGATTATTGTGCTTGACACGGGGAGCAATGACAAAACCGCTTCCATCGCAACCTCATTGGGGGCGAAGGTATTTTATTCCCGGTGGGAAGATGATTTCTCTATTGCCCGGAACCGGGTTTTGGATTACACACAACATCCATGGATCCTTTCGATAGATACTGATGAGGTAATGACAACTACTGTAGATTCCATGTATAAACTTCTCAATGAAAACTTTTCCAAACGGGCTATCTCTACTCCCATATCGGATAAAGAAAAAACCTTTTGGGGGTTGAGGTTGTTTAGAAAAGCTTCGGCACACTGGATCGGGGAAATTCACGAAGAATTAAGCATACAACCGGATTTATATTCAGATGAAGTAAAGATATGGCATACTCCCTCACCAAACCACCAGACAGACCCTCTGCGCAATATTACCATACTGCGACGTGTACTGGAAAAGAAACCTACATCACCAAGGGATATATTCTTTTTGGGATTGGAACTACACGCCATCGGACAATGGGACGCTGCCCTGTACTGGATGCAATACTATACAATTATTGCCCCAAAGACAGCTAATTACACTGCGGAGATTTATTACCAGATGGCAGATTGCTATTGCAAGTTGCATAGGGTGAACCGTGGGATCGAATCTTTGATGAAGGCGGTGGAAGTGAACCCACAAATGAAGTGTGCCTATGAAAAACTGTCCTTACTCACGAAAGAGCAAAGGTGGGAAGAAAAAGCAAAAACAGCCACCAATTATCAAGTAATGGTCATAAGATGATAACTACCGAGGTTAACGGACATAAGATTGTAACGTGGGATTCCATTGATGAAATGCCTATTAATAGGTATAGCGCATTTAACAGGATGATGATGTTGTCAGAAGGGTTGGGATCATCGTTTTCTGATATTGAGAATAACCATATCCGGCCATTGGTACAGATCATTGACGACAAGGGCAAGGCCTTACAGCAAATAGCGAATTTACGGGAATTGGTTTTCAACCTTTTGAACGAGGTCAATTTTGAACACCGGGCGTATTGTGTTTTGATTCACTCCATTGATGGGAAGGAATTGACGGGGTTTTCGGAAAGCGATATTGATACAACGATAAAACGGTTAGCCGAAATCGGTCTAACTCATAACGAGATTAAAAAAAAAACGAACGGGTAAAACATAACTGTTTTGAAGAAATTGAAAAGTTATTTCCAGATCAGGCAAACAGGGGAGGGGAATACAACTATTATGAAAAGATCAAAAAAAGGACATTGCTTATTGGCGAACAGATTATATCAGAATCTACTTGTCATGAGCAAGAAATTGAGGCAATCAATAAGTGGTTGGCTTCGCAGGTCAGGCCAAGGGACGTGGCCAAGGCTGAGCTGGAAATGATAAGGAGTTTTGAAGAGATGTGCCTGATGATACAAAAAGAGGGGAACGTAGTTGCTAAAAACATGACCGTCATGGAGTTTTACACCATGATTTCGTTGGTGAAAAAAAAGAAAATTTAAAATGGCAAACCCGATTACACATAATGATATAATCGAAAACGGCAATCCGTTCACTGCCGCTATTGCCGGGGCTGAAGAACTACGCAAAAAGTTGCTGGAAATTCAGACAGGGGTCATGCTACAAATTAAAGAAGCTACAAATAGATTAAAAAACCTTAATCCAACTACGACGGATGGCCAAAATGGGATAACAAGAGGTGCGGAGGATATGGCCAAAATGCAGGCTGTTATTTTCCGGTTGAATAAAGAGATAGCGGAATTAACGGCTAAACAGAATACCCTTACCAATGCTGCTAAGAATTATGGACAAGCAGTAAATGGATTATCACAGGATCAAAAAAATCAAATAAAACTTGCTGGGTTACAGGCAAAAGAAAACGCTGCACTTGCCGGGTCATACGCCCGAATTTCTGCTGCCATGTCACGGGCAAAGTTCGAACAAAAGAATTTTCATCAAATTGGATCAGAAGGTTATAAAAAACTTAACAATGAAATTAAGGGGTATGATACTCAGTTAAAAAAACTCGATGCCTCTCACGGTGTATTTGGCCGGTCGGTAGGCCATTATGCAACTGCTATTCGTAATGCTTGGACAATTATAGGTGGGGCGGTTTTAACTGTGGGATATACCCTGAAAAAGTGGGTAATGTTCAATGCTGAACTTTCGGATTCTATGGCTGCTGTTCGTCGTACCACCGGAATGACCCAGCGGGAGGTATATGATCTTAATGAAACCCTACGTGGACTTGATACCCGTACATCACAGGCGAGTTTACTTGACTTGGCGCATGTCGCTGGGAAACTTGGTATCGCAAAAAATGAGATTGCCGGTTTTGTGAAAGCTGCCGACATGATCGGGGTTGCCCTTGGTAAAGACTTAGGGAACAACGAAGAAGCAATAAATCAGTTAGGCCGTATTGTTCAGATATTCAAAACAGATGCCAATGGGATTGGGATGGAGCGGGCTTTATTGAAGGTTGGTTCAGCGCTAAAAGACCTTGGTAATGCTTCTGTGGCTGAAGAAGAAAATATTATAGACTTTACAAAGCGGATGGGGGGATTATCCCAAGTAACAGATGTGTCTGTTGATAAGATAATGGGACTTGGTGCAACAATGGATATTTTAGGGCAAACAATGGAGGTTGCATCAACTTCTGTAAACCAGATTTGGATTGCAATGGCGCAGAAACCCGAAAAATATGCGGAGATAGCGCAAATGGCCGTTCAGGATTTTAAAAAATTAATGGCCAAGGATTTCAATGAAGCTTTTATTGCAGTTGCTAAAGGAATGGACAATAGTGGAGCCTCGTTTTCAAAATTTGCAGAACAGTTTAAAGACCTTGGATTGGATGGAAGAAGGACAATTGGTGTCATGGCCGTATTGTCTGGAAATATTGAACTATACCGCAAACAAATAGATATTGCAAAACAATCTTTGGATGCAGGAACCACAGCCGCCAAACAATATACGATACAAAATGAAACGCTTGGGGCTTCTTTTGATAAGGCTGGGAAAGCAATAGTAAATTTTGCTGCCAATTCTGGCGTATTGAGTGTGCTACAATTTGTTGTTAATTCATTAGCTGCTTCATTTAATAGGTTATCAGGGGCTGCATTGGGACTGCCCGGCCTCGAATATAAAACCGCTGCCAATGATCCTGATAGGGTACATTTTGCTAAATCTGAACTTCTTTTAAAAAACCAGAAGCAAATGTTGGCTAATTACCAGAAGAAATGGGGGGTATCTGGAGAAGAAGCCGGGGTGGCCAACGAAGATCGGGTTAAGAGGCGTATTAAGGTTCTTCAAACAGAAATAGCATTTACAGAAAAAGCGATAGAACTTGATAAACTTCGGACTAAAAATCAACGTGATATTCAGGAGCTTAAAGATAAGAACAAACTTGATTCTTTACAAAATATAAACCCAGATGGCACCCCAAAAACAAAAGCCGAAATTGCTCTTGAAAAACAACTTGCCCGTGAACAAGAAAAAATAATCAAGGAACAACAAAAAGCCGACGAAGCCTATTACCAATTCAAAAAAGATTTAGCCAACCTTACTATTAATGAAATTGTCGAACACGAGCGTAGCAAGTTGGAAGAAAGCGGCGCATGGGATAAAGCAAGTTATACAGAACAACAAGAATGGTACAGAAAGACAAGAACCGAAGCGACACAGTCCTATTTAAAGGAAATGATAGACTCTGTTACTTTAGACTATGACAACCAGATAAAACTTGCCAAAGAAAACGGGAAAGAAACTTTTGGGATTGAAGAAAATAAATATCAGACGCTTCTTGCCCTGATGGATCAATACGGGCTACAAAGTACCGACGAATACAAGAAAATCCAACAGGACTTATTAGAACTTGATGCTGACTATTCCAAGAAAACCATTGACGAGAAAGAAAAGTTTTGGAAAGAAGTAAGGGAACTTGAACGGGAAAACACCAAAAGGAATAATAAAAACCGGTTAACTGAAATTGATACCTCTATTGCTAAAATAGAAAACGAGAAAATTCCTGGTAAGCGTGGGGTCGCTGGAACTGATTTAACCCCGGAGGCCATACAAGAACTTAAAAGGCTATACAAGGAAAGGGATGATATCATTGATGCCAGTACTGCTTCTGATGTAGCCATATTACAACAGCAGATTGATAACATTGACAAGTGGCGTGAATCGACATTGGCTGCATTCGGGTATTTACCTCCCGAAATGGAAGCCTTGTTAATGGCACAAAGGAATAGATTGTCTGGCCAGATCGCAGAAACACAATCGAGCGGAGAATCCAAAAAGACAAAAGGACAGGGGAAGGAGAATAAATCAACCACGGGAATGTCGCCCATTGCAAGGTTCTTCGAGCCGGAACAATGGCAGAAGGATATGGCTATTATCGTGGCCGAGACTCAAAAATTCGCCGATCAGGTCAATTCTATTTTAGGGTCGATAAGCCAAAAGTACCAACAAAACATGGATGCTGAATTGGCGGCAACAGAGGCAAAATACCAGGGAGAATTTGATGCTTTGGATGCGTCTGTTAAGAACAAAACAATGAGCGAACAGGCGGCGGCTGATAAGAAAGCTAAACTTGAAAAAAAGCAAAAAGCAGAAGCGTTACAAATTGAAAAAACATATAAAAAGAAACAACAGGAAATAGCGGTAGCACAGGCATGGATAAATATAGCACTGGGCGTTACTTCTGCTATTGCTTCGGCAGGTGACATCTATACTGGCATTGCACTGGCGGCGGGTGTTTTAGTCACGGGTCTTTATGAGATCGGCGTAATAGAATCACAAAAATTTGAAAAAGGTGGTTCTGGTGTAGTTGATAAGAAAAAAGGTGGTGTTTTACAGGGGAAACGTCATTCGCAGGGCGGTGTTCATATCCCCGGTATAGGCGAAGCCGAACAGGGTGAATACTTTGCTATTATTAACCGTGAGGCGACAAAGAAATATTCCGATCAGCTCCCTGTATTATTCGACGCTATCAACGGACAGAGATACGAACAAATGTTTAGTAAACGGGGTATGTCTCCTTCCGTTACGGTTAACGTCCCGGATAAATACAGTAAGGACGTGTTAAAGGCTTTAAATAAGCCAGAAACAAAAGTATACAACGAAGGAAATTTCACGGTATATGAAACAGGTAATTACAGGTTAAAAACAAGTAGGCAGTGAGATTCGGGGACAAATACAAGTTTTCTATTGCCGTTGACGGTACAAATTACAGGTACGTCACGCTTGCAAAACCCGTTACCATTTCTGGATCACGAATGGAAAATACTTATCGGTTTACTAAAAAAACATCGGAGTGGAAGATAGTCAGGTATGAAAATTACGAAGTATATACCGAATTATTGGCAAAACTTGTTGCTTTAAATACTGCATCCACACAGGCAAAATGCCGAATAGAACTTTATGACGACTATTCTACTTTTACGGAATATTCCTATGAGGGGTATATTTATTTAAGTGAAATATCTGTAAATGAAGATAATGGTGTTATAGCGTTTACTCCAGACGAAGATAGTATTTACGCTTGGTATGATGAACATAAGGGAGATAAGAAGGATTTGGTTAGTACCGAGAACCTTACGCTACACACCAATACGGTTACGATAGACGATACCAGCGTTTCTGTGGAATATTGGCTCCCGCTTAGTTTAGATTGTGAACATTTTAAGAATTTCATTGAAATAGACCATAGCGACGATGATGATAATGGTGCTACTATTCAGCATTGGAATAGTATCATGTCATACACAGGCGACCCATATTTTGAAAATTGGGCAAAAGATAGCTGGGTAGTCCACACCAAAAATAATGATTGGACTTTTTATTATTGCATTTTAACTCACGACGCAGCCATCGGTTCTACCGAACCGGGAGTTGGGGCTTATTGGCGTACGTATTGGGTAAAGGTAAACGAATATCCACGGTATGAAAATGCCGTATATCATGTAATACAACAAAGATCGACATACCCGCTTCCGGGATTTATTGTTGGGGATGGTGTTTTTCAGCCCATGTTTGAACTTGGAACAAGTGATAATCTTTATGCAACCAATTGCCCGGTGAACTTCTATTGTTACGCAGGGGCAACGCCTATTACCGGGGTAGCCACATTATCAACGACGGGTAACATAAAAATACTTGCAGCCATAGATTATTTGATTTACGGGTCGGCAATGACATCAAAATCAGATTTCTTTACCGGAATATTGGACGTTGGCACAGGGGATTATCTTAATCCAGTTTTGGGTACAGAAAGTAAATTAAGCAATTTATACCTTTCTCATAATTCATTTCTCAAAGGAATAAACGACGATTCGACAAAGGGGGAATTAACTCTCGATAGTCTTTTGACAGACTTATGTAACACGTTCAATTGTCTTTGGTATATCTACAACAGGGAACTTATAATCGAACATATAAATTTCTTTGAAAACGGGGGGTCATATACGAGTGGGGCGGTGATATATACAGACCTTTCAGATACAGGGGCGTATGCCGTTAGTTATCAGATAATATTTGACCTTGATTTATCTTATAACGACAAGGAATACCAATATACCCAAATGCCGCCGTCAAAAGAAATATTCCATTTCAATGACGGGTACGATAGCGATGGAGAGATATGGTATGGTTCAAGATTTGCAAAGCTGGGGGACAAAGTGGAACATAATATTACATCTTACATGACCGACCTCGCTTACATATTTTACAATAGGGTTAATTCGTTGGATGACACATACTGTCTCATATCTTGTGACGAAAACGGGAAGATATACAGAAGGAATACCGGGTTAAGGTGGAGAAAGAACGCCACAGAAGATGTTTATACCGGATTACACGGTCCTCCACGGGGTTTTGAAAATAGGTTAAATATATCCATGTACGGGAAGGAACTTCTTTATCCTAACGGAGATTTGCAATGGGACAATTTATTAAATGATTTCTGGATTCATTATGCCTATTTCCTTAATGGTAGGATTAATAATCAAGCATCTCCGATAGTATTCACATCGCAGAAAAGATTGAAAAAACAACGTGAAATTATATTCCCACGGTTAGAATCAGGGGCGTTTAATCCATTTGGGCTTATATCAACCCATTTAGGGGATGGGCAAATCAGCGAATATGAAATAAACACCGATACCGATTTCATCAAGGTAACACTACTTTACTAATGGCAAAGAACTTACATACGGTATTTCCTTTTTACACGGCATTGCTGGATCAGTACCGTTACCGTGAAGATTCGGAGAAGGCACCCTGTTTGACAGTCGGGAGTACTAACTTTTTGCCTTTCATTATAAGGACACCACACCATGCTTCTTTGGCCACGAGCGAGATCGAACTCGACCTTTACGACGTGGCAACCAATACCAAACAAGCTACTTACCACTGGCACGGGAATGCTGGTTTTGTAATGAATATCACGGTAGGTACAACTTACGATTATGTTTATTACACCGGGACGGCAGTAACGACCCCCGCCCTGCCAATCGGGAGTTTTTACCTTGTCGTTACCCATCCCGATGAGGTTTACTATTCAGAAACGTTCCAGATAGTAAATTCGCTCACTGCCCTTGTTAAACTGGAATTTGCCAACAACACGACACTTTCCGGGATCAGTCCATATTTCTATCAGGCACTTTATCTAAACACGACATTAAAGACCCCTGAATACATCCGGGAGGACACCGGCGAAAAGCGTAACGGGATATTGGTCAAAGAAAAACAGGTAGTGATAAAGTCTGAAGCGTTAAGGGTATTACTTGCACCTGAGTACCTGGTTGATGCTTTAATGCTTTTGCCATTGATGGATAATGTTTATGTAACCCCACAGGGAGGGTCACAAACGACGTATTCAGAGGTCAGGATGAAAGACCCTGAATGGATCGAAACGGCTAATGGGTCACGGGCAAAGGTTGAAATACAACTATTGACGGTTTTGTCAATAAAGAAGTTAAACTTTAAAGAGATGGGATATACTGAAACAACCCAAGCCATTATAAAAGGAGACCTTGGTACAACTGTATCGACTGGCGGCCTTTGTTTATTACAGGTAACATTTGCCGAAGAAATGCCTGACGCAAATTATATCCCGGCTGTTCCATACTGTCACGCTGTTGCATTACCAAACGGCACTGAGGAGGTTTGGGTTGGAAATATAGAGAAAACCGGATTTGCTATTTACACCTTAGTCCCCTGTAATGTCAGGTGGACGGCAATACATGTATAGTTATGAAAAAGCTAAAACTTATTTTCTTGTTCTTACTTGTCTCTATTGGGGCTCAGGCACAATTTGCAAAACACATTGATACCCTGAAATTCATCGGACAAACCGGCGAGACGAGGGGCAAAATTTACGAATGTGTTACCTACGGTAATGCTGACAGCATAACCATAAACGGGATAAAGTTTTATACAACACAATCAGGTATTGAAACCGATCCTATCTGGCTGAGTGATAGTTCGCAATATCCTAAAAAGACTTATGCCGACAACCGTTACGAATACAAAATAGCTGCTGAAACATTTATGTCAAAGATAGCAGACGATACCATTTCAGGGGTAAAGATTTTCAATGATGAAACTTTGGGGATTTTCAACTCTACTGGTGACGGGTACGCTGTTATACGGGCAAGGGTTTCTTCTGGAATTGGCAATAATATAACCTTTCCGGATTCATCCGGAACGGTGGCATTAACCTCTAATCTTTATAAAATGACAAGGTACGTAGCTTATTCTTCCGGGAATAACAATGTTGAAGTGCTGGCAGACAGTGCCGGTATCGTGGTAACAGTAGCAAATACCAACGAATTCACCTTTGCTATCCCTCCGGGGGTGCGGTTGATTTCTTCGAAAATACGGCTGGGGACAGGGTTTACCACTATCAAATTATTTATGGATACCGACGACATGGGTAACACTTCGGCGACTAACCGATGGATGGCTATCTGTCAGGGGTGGAGAGAGGATAGCGGTCAACAGTTGACGGGGCTGACAACCACGATGGATAACAGTGGTAGCCCTAACTATCAAAAGATCACTATCAATGGGTTGATAACAGGGGCGAATAATCAAATCAGGATAAGTTTTTAACAATGAAAAAGTATCTGGTTTTTCTGTTTTTGTTTATTTCACTGGCTGCAAATTCGCAGATCAGGGCAAGGTATGATATTTCAGAAGTAACATATGTTGACGATAGCACGTGGACACTTTCCGGGGTCATAGTCGATCCGACGGGATCATATACAGCTTTGTCGGTTGCGGCTGGTGACAAGATTATTCAGCGTGGATTTGCACCGACAACCGGCGTTACGGTTTATGACAGGTTTATTGTTATCTCAATTATCTCTGCAATGGACAACAATACTTTGTCTGTTACGGTAAGATCGGATTTAGACAATGTTTTGAACAATACAGGTGGCCCTTTATCGGGGTCGTTCCCTATCGGGTCTCCGGTGGCGTTAAGTAATCTGACATTAAAGCCTTCATGGTATCAGACAGAGATTGATCCCGACTATGACGCCGGGATGGATAATTTGAATTTACAAGAGGTTTTGGCCTTGGCTTATGACACCTCTCTTTACGCTACCAAGTACGATCTGGATACTTTATCTCATTACCGCATCCCTGACACTGTTAATATCCTTTTAAGTCAGGAAAGGGGAATGCATGATTTTGCCCCTATATCGCATATTCAGGGTCTAGGAACGATCACGGGATTGCAGGATTCTATTGATAAACACACAGATTCATTGCAGGGTCATAGGATAAAAATATTAGCGATATACGATAGTCTTTTAAATATTTATACCGAAACGCAAACTAACGCCTTGCTCAATTTAAAGGCAAACGTAAGCGATACGGGGTATTATCTATTAGACCGGACAAGGGCGTCTCATGAATACATTCCTTTGACGCAAAGGGCGCAAAACAACGGGGTTGCCACTTTGGACAATGGGGGCAAGGTGCCAATTTCGCAGCTCCCTGCTACATTGATGATTTATCAGGGTTTGTGGAACCCAGCAACAAACACACCTACGCTCTCAGACAACACCGGGGTTTCCGGCTGGGTATATAAGTGTTCAGTAGGGGGTACGGTGGATTTAGGTTCTGGGGATATTGCGTTTTTAGCCGGTGATTTTGTCATTCATAATGGGACAGTTTGGGAACGATCGGTTGGGACTGATAACGTGGTTAGTGTGAATTCTCAGCAGGGGGTGGTATTGCTTAATACTTCTCATGTTGCTGATGTGACGAATTACAGATATGTAACCGATTCACAAAGGGATTCAATCAAACATACAAATCGTGGATTGCTGAATGTGTTACAGGATAGCCTGACAGACAGTTGGAACAAGAGAGATACTTCTGTTTTGCTTTCTCGTTTGCGGGCTTTGCATGATTTTCAGTTGAAACTTACCAACCCCATCACCGGAACCGGGACGACAAACTACCTCTCTAAGTTTACTGGTGCAAGTACGGTGGGTAATTCTTTGATTTTTGACAATGGAACTAACGTCGGCATCGGGACGACAGCGCCAACTGTTAAACTAGCAATAGGAACGGACCTTGCTATTAATAACTCAAGCTATGCTTCAATAGGAAATGGTTCTGCAAGTAGCGGTTTAGTAGTAGGT